TTATTTATAAGTATAATATCTAACACTTGTTCTGTCTGAAGTTTCGTAACTTATTTCCCTTTTTGTTGGAAAACCTTCAGAGTTATATTCATAAGAATAATAGCTATAATTGTCACCCCATGGAGTCATTACCATCAGGGTATTATTGTTAGAAATTCTATTAATTTTCAAATAAGATTCGTCAAATACTAAACTAAAGGGGTTTCTCATGTTATCATATTTGTATAAAAACCCACCTTGACTATATAATAAATTTCCATTATTATCATATTCATACTCGTATGTACAACAATAATCCCCATCTATAGTTTCGATTTGTGCTACCATATTTCCATCTTCATCATATTCAAATTCTGTTTTTATGATTTCATCGCTATAAATAGTAGTTTCAACTATTTGATTACCTTCATAAGTTAGAGTTGTATATTCTCCATTGTATTCAATTTTAGATATTTTCCTATTTTCATATTCATAATATCTAGTATTAATTCCTACTTCACCAGATTCATCAGTATGAGTTTCAGTTAGAGAAATTATGTCACCATCTGAATTATATGAAAGATCAAAAACAGAGCTACTTTCTGTAAAATATGTAGTCCATTGAACTTCATATTTTTCTAATTTAAGATTTGTAGGCTGATCATTTATAGAACCTGAATCATCGTCATTAGAACAAGAAATTAGGATAAAAGCTAGGATAGGTAATATTAGTCGTTTCATAAGTAAAGATAATTTTAATATTCATAAGAATTCTCACCTACCGTTGATTACTTTAAACATTATCATCTGAAGACAATTATATAAAACAAATTAGATAGAACATTCAATGTTTATTCAGTTTTAAGGATATCTAGAATGCCGAACTTAGTCATTTATTCACGATTTATAAAAAAATATTGATAACGAGTTGTTAAACAAACATTATCGCAAAAAAATTTCCTTCATAGATAAAATAAAAAACCCCGATTTTAACGGGGCTTATTGTAGCGTGGACGAGAGTTGAACTCGTGACCTCCGGGTTATGAATCCAATTCTCGAACTTTTCTAACTTGTAATTACCACAAAATCAAAAGCCTAACTTTTCTATTTATTTAAATTATCTAATTTTTCATTTTTTCAAGGGTTGTCGTTTAAATACTTTCATGAATCTGTAAAACAAACACTTATAAGATATTTTTAATTGTTTTTTTAATATATGATGACTTTATATTAACCTCGTTATTTGAATTACCACTCATCACTTTGGTCAATTTCATTAGAAGATAAATAATTATAAAGTGAACTAGATAACTCATTCATAGTTTTTTCAATATCAGGAATAGCTTGTTTACCATACTTAGTCATTTCACCGTCTTTTTTAAAAAAATTAGTCTTAATTAAATGCATATCATTTTTGTCAATAATAAAACTCAAACGATATCTATTTTTTTTAAATTCAACGATTAATTCATAATCAATACCACCAGTATAATTTTTGCCTAATACTTTGTATGAATACGCTTTTTCTGCTGGTCCAGAAATTCTTATTTTTTTATTTTGAAATTCAGCTTTTATGACCTCATCTGGATCATAGTAAGTTTCTTTAATCCAATCTTTAGTTTTAGCATACATATCTTTTGCAGAAGTATTATTTAATTGAATAACTATGGGTTCAACGCCTTTACTTGTGAGTTTGAATTCAGGAATAGTAGAGGGGGTTGTAGCTTTTACAATTACAAGAGCTAAATAAACAAGCCATTTTGATAACATAAGTGAATTAATTTTAAGATTTAGTATATGGTTTTTTCATAGTTGGTAATTGAAATATTATCTCATAGCATAGAACCACCTATACCTAAAACAAATATTAGAAAGAATAAAAGAAATGGAAGTAATACAAACCACCATACTAAAATATTTGTGTTTTGTTTGTTTTTTTCTGCTTTCTCAATAAGCTCATTCTGTAAAACTAGCATTTCGATCATTGCTTGCTTATCATTGAGCGCTTCGTATTCAATCCTTAAATCTTCTTTTTTGGATTTTTTCATTATTATAGATTTTGAGTTGTATATTAAATTAAAAAGTCCGTTTTATTACCTTCCAAATAGAATGTACATCATCTAGAATTAATGAGAAATCAGGAAATTCAGGCGAAGGGTTTCTAGATTTACATATAATTTTCCCCTCAACATCAGAATCTTCAATATCTTTATGAAAGATTCCATCTTTTGATACAATAATCCATCCATAATCTGTAGGTCTAAAACCGTCAGGCCAATGATGCCTGCCTAATTCACGACCTAAAACTTCAGCACCGTTTGGAGTATCGTTAATACCTCCACCATTCATGCTATCATTACCTGTATTGAAGGCAATATACTTGCCTAATCCTATCTTGTCAACTGTAAAATATGATACTCCGAATGTGTTGTGGAGTTCATATTCATCCTCAAATACTTCTATAAAACTTGCGTATGCCTTGTAAGGCACCTTTGGAGCTTGAATCATATACTTACCATTTGGGAGTTCTACATATTTATTTCCGTGATTATTTTCAATGTAGTTAACTTCTTTATCAGAAACTACAGATTGTGTATTTTGTGCGTTTTGTTCTGATTTAGAAAAAATGATATTTTTTATTACTTCAAGGTATTCTTTTTTAACACTACCTCTATTAAAAGCCAATCGCAATCCATTTCCTGAAATTGGCAAATCTTTGGACAAGTCGTCCCAGCTGTAGCCCTTAAGCTTTTTATTTTTTAGGATGTATTCTAATTCATTCATTATTTAGAATAATTTTAAATAAGTACAAAACGAACATTTTATCTTTGTTTTAGCTGTTCGTATTGTTCGTTTTGTGTATATTTGTACTCACATACATAAACAAATATAAGATAAAATTTAGAACTAGTGGAAAAACTAATCATTATCAATCAGAATTTGTGTTCGGAAAGTCACCGAATAAAGTTGGTTTCAACTCCAGTAGTTATTGAGGCAATTTTTAAAACAAAAAAGTGCGGAGTTTGGGTTATGGATAAAATATTCATGGAAACTTTTACTAAAGATAATTACAACCACCAGTTTAAAAAATTACTCGAAAACATTGAAAAAGAGTGCAATATCAAATTATTAAAACCAGCATCATGAATATTGAAGAATTACACCAAGAGCTACAAGTGGTATCAAAAAGATGTAAAGGCTTCCATAAAGAAGTCGCAAATGATTCAGGTATCAGTTATGTGTATCTATCTAGACTTAAGAAACCCGAATACAAACTCACAGATACTGAAGAGAATAGAACTCTTTTGAAGAAAATTATCAAAAACTATCGTAGGGCAGTTCAAAGAAGAATTCAGGAATACCAATCCTTGAGTTCAGAAATTTCAGTAATAGAATAAACTCAAACAGTCATGACAAAATCTCAACGCATCAAGCATATCAAAAAAGAGCTATCAGATTTAGATGTTCATGAAGAAATTTTCAAACAAAGCTTAAGTGCAACTACAAACCGAAAGAAGTACTTAAGACAGGAGCTGGAAGAATTGGGAGCTTCCAGTTCCTCCCGAAAGGGAAAACAAGAGAGCGTATTAGATATGAAGCAAAAAGCCAAGCTTATTGCAAGTTTAACTCAATAAATCTAAAATAATGGAAAGATTCAACAAAGAAGCAAGAGAACTTATAGATAAACTCGAAAAGGCTATCAGCTGTAATGACAGTAAAAAAGTTTCCAAATTATATGAGGAATCAATTTTAATCGACTGGGAAAATGTATCGGATCAATTGTTTGGAAAGTATGATGATCTGATTGACAAAGGAAACGAACTACTATTAAAATAAATCATCATGAATTCACAAACCAACTATATAAAACTGAAATCTAAATATGAATATCTCAGCGATGAAGATATCCAAAACGGTATTGAAGACATTACTTCAAGATTGGTCGAAATGAATGAATTCAAATCAGTTGATCAAGCTAAGATATATATCAACCAAACTATAGAAGATTTTATGGATGACGATTATTTAACAAAATTCAATCGCATCCTTGGCAGAATTGACAAACGCGGAATAGCAATCACAGATTCGTTTCAGAAAAATCTGTTCTCAAAAATGAGAATGAAACTGTCAATACTCAATTATTTCAACAAAGCTAATTATGAAAAAAGCCCTTTAAAACAGGCGGTTCATAATGCATTTCAAATATTTCACAATTCACCACATAATTCAATAATCAAATTTTAAATCTATGGAAACTACAGCAACCCCAGAAATTAAAAAAGAAGTCATTACACTTGATAAAGTGAATGTTAGAAACCTTCCTGAACTTCAAGGATGGAAGCAAAAACAAAAACAAGTTGTAAAGAATCATCCTTTTGTAGCAATCAAGGATAACAAAACTTATGAGGAAGCTAAAAAGCATCGTACCGCTTTAGTTTCAGCAAGAACTGATATTCAGAAACAAGATAAACTAATTGCTTCTAAACTAAAAGAGCTTAGATCTGAATCTAAAAAAGTAGCTGATGAATTAATTCAAATCACTCAACCACATGAAGACAAACAACAGGATGAAGTTAAGCGATATGAAGATAAAAAGGAAGCTGAACGCAAAGAGCGGGAACGCATAGAACGTGAGCGAAAAGAAGCGATTCAGAATAAAATTAACAGTGTTTATGCTTACTGGAAAACTAAAATTTCTCAATTGGAATTTGAAAATATATCTGAATTTGAAAAATCACTTGAAAATGGCATTTCAAAACAAGATTCTGAAGAAATGGAAGAGTTTGAAATGGATTGGGCTGAGAAGAAAAATCTTCTAAAAAATCAATTAGAAGAGCGTATAAAATACATAACTGAGCAAGAGGAAGCTAGAAAAGAACGTGAACGTTTAGCTGAGGAACGCCGAAAATTTGAAGAGGAAAAACAAAAAGAAGAGGAAGCTCGAAAGGCTCGAGAAAAAAAGCTTAAAGAGAGAAATGCAAAACTAAAACCATATATCAGATTCATAAGAGATTATGATCAGGTACTTTATCTATCGGATGAAGACTTTGACAAAGAACTTGAAAGTCTTGATCACCAAGCTTTAGAACAAAATAAGTTTGAAGCTAAACGTAAAGCTAAAGAGGCTGAGGAGAAAAAACAACGTGAAGCTGAGGCTGAGAAACTTCGCAAAGAAAAAGAACACATCGAAGCGGAAAAACAAGCTCAAGCACAAAAAACATTTGAAATCAGATGCAATCGACTTGGTGAAGTTGGCTTTGTCGAAAATCATACTGGAGCATTTGTAAACGATTCTCACAAAGTTCAGTTAGAAAGTTTAGTTGATGATGTTTATGCAATGGATATGGAAGAGTTTGAAGATTTTATCCAGGATGCAAAAACAGAATTAGTAAACGCCAAAGCTGAAGCAGAACGTAAAGCTCAGGAAGAAGCTGAATTAAAAGAAAAACGAGAAGCTGAGGAAAAAGCTAAAAAAGAAGCTGAAGCCAAAAGACAAAAAGAACTTCAACCGGATAAATCCAAAGCTGAATCATTCATCAACGCACTTGGATTCAGTGAGGAAATACCAACAATAAAAGATAAAGCTATTGAGGATCTGCTAAGAAATTTCGCAAATGAAGCTAAGGATCTTCAACTATCATACATAGACGCTTTAAATCAAATCAAGTAAATCAATTATTAATCTTAAATATTTCAAATTATGCAGACAGAAGAAAACAAAGCAGAATTACATCCAAAAAACGGAGAAATCACATTTATGATGCCAAGTACAAACGCACTTGGTGCATTGAAAAAGGCTGAAAAAGGACGTCAATTGACCGTGAGCTATAAAAAGAAAGAAGAATGGCTAGCTGAAGTTGACAAGCCAGTTAAATGTTTCTTTTTAGGATTAAAAGAAGCTACAGATGCAAAGGGAGAAACCTACTTCATAGCCAAACTTCACGACGGAGAAAAAGCCTTTGTATGTGCACAAACCGTACTAGTTCAATCTCTAATGAGTACAGAATTAGGACAGGGTGTTGAAATTACATGCACTGGATCAACCAAAACAAATGGAAATGAAATTCCATTGTTTGACGTCGTAGAGTTAAATGTTAATATCACGAAAGGTGATGAGTAGTGTAGCTCAAATATCTGAAGAAGCTAAGGCAGAACATGAATCTGCCTTAGCTAAACTTCATAAGTTGAACAAAGAAAAGGAGTGGCTGGAGAACAGAAGAACTCGTTTTACAGTTTCAGAATATGTTCGGCTTATGGGATATGAAGATAATCCTGATTATGAAACTAAACTTACCAAAGGTGGGATTTCATACGCTTATGAAAAGTACCTAGAGGAAATTAGCACATTCAGCAAAAGTTTTTCAACTGCATCAACCGAACATGGAAATGAATTTGAAGTTGATGCCGCAGTTAGATTCATGGATGAAACGGGATTGAAAGTTCACAACTTCGGAGATGATCAAGAGTTTATAAAACTAGGCAAAGATTTAGGCTGTACTCCAGATGGTTTAATAGAAGATTGGGCAGGCTTAGAAACTAAATGTCCAGATTCTAAAACACAGGATCAATATCTAAATGACATAAAGGGTCAGGAAAGCTTCAAAGAAGTTTGCAAAAAGTACTACTGGCAAATCATGGGTTCCATGTATATAACAGGAAGAAAGTCTTGGTATTTCGTCTCCTATGATCCTAGAATGATCAGTGAAGATGAACAAATCTTAATCCTAAGAATTGATCGAAATGAAAATGATATCGAAAAACTCAAAAACCGTTTGAGGATGGCCATTGGCTATAAGTTATCACTACTCAAAAAAAGAGCTAAACGCAAACCTCTCAGAATAGTTTAGATATGTCAGGAAGTAAAACAATATGGTGGGGTTACGTGCATGAGAATGGTAGTATTCAGGTTAAAAGATATTTCAATGATGCAGACATTCAAGATGCAATTGAATCTCCATTTGTAGGAAAAGTAATCAGCAGAATTGAAGTTCCTGTTGATGTCAAAAATCATAGAGAGTACGCAGAAGAAATAGCAAATATAATGCTTCGATAGCGATGAATTGGGAAGAACATAAGGGAGTGAAAAAATACAAAATCTTAAGATCGAATCTAGATTCAAAAGGTTTTGTCACTCATATCAATCGTGTAAACGAAAAGTGTTTTAACCTAATCATCAATGGCGAAATAGTAAAGGTTTACAAAAAACGCCAATCAGCAAATAATTATCTAATCAAATTATTCAAAAAATTATGAGTTACGAATTAGAATTACGCGGTTTTGTTCACAGAAATTGTAGTGGACAAATCATAAATCAAATGCGATACGCATCTCCATTTCAATTATATAAATGGAAGGAGCAAGGCACTGAAATCAGCATCATGCTTTTTTCAGGAAAACTGGATAAGAATAACAGAAAAATCTTCGCTGGTGATCTTCATAAAGATGAAACTATAGTTGATGGTGAAATGAAGGCGAGTTATTATCCTATCATTTTTGAAGATGCTTCATTTTGGGTTGATGAAAGTTTCAAGAAAGATGGAACATGTCTAATACCGCTTTCTGAATATCCTGAACCAATCAACATCCAAGGAAACATATTTGAGAACCCAAACTATAAAAGTGAAGGATAATGCTATACGATACTTCAATAGAGTTTGACAAGAAACGAGCCATAGAACGCTTCAAATATCTCATCGACAAGAAAAAAAGAATCGAATTGATTGAGAAAAAAAAGAAACGTTCATTAAGTCAAAACAACTACTTGCACCTGATCCTTAGTTGGTTTGGACTTGAATTTGGTTACACGCTTGAAGAAGTAAAACAAGAGATTTTTAAAAAAGAAGTCAATCCTGAAATTTTTTACGATGGAGAAAAATCAGGACTTATCACCATTAGTCGATGGCGAAGTACAGCAGATTGTAATACTGAAGAAATTTCATTGGCCACAAATAGGTTTAGAGATTATTCCGCTAAAAACGGGTGTTATCTACCAGAGCCAAATGATCTGCCAGCCATATCCGAGATGGAACGCCAACTAAGTCAACACAACGTAAAGCAATATCTATAATGCAAACACTTACAGGAAATATCAAAGAGATTAATACTGATGATTCTGTCAGTTTCCCTAAAAAGATTCTGGAGCTTCAGATGCCATTTGGCGAATCAGCTTTCATTGAATTTAGAGGAACTATCATGACCAGGCTACTTGAAGATTTTGATCAAAATGAACTTGTACAAATCAATATAGTTCTTCAGGGAAGTATCAGTAAAAAGTCAGGATTATTCTATAACAATTTAGTCGCACGAACAATAAAATCAGTAACCCAAAAAACAAAAGACTATGAATGAAATTGAAGTAAAATCAGCAAAAATTAGAAGTGGAATGTTCCTAACATTCACTTTTGAAAAATCAGATGACAAACGAACAGACACTATTAAAGACGATTCTGATTTACCATTTCATGAGGACCTAAAACAAGCGTTTTATAACCTCATTCCACATTTAGTTTTAGTGTCTGAATTAGACAAAGAGGTAAACATCGTAAACTACATCGATAATGGAATTGATTTAGAATCTGAAAATGAAGCGGAACTGCAATTCAAATATGCAATTGATGAATTTAAAATTGATGGTTCTGGAGATACGGAAGGACTTGTTTTGGTTGGTAGAAAAATCTTGAGTACCGGAAAGGAAATCAAAATCACTTCACCAAAAGTAAAGTTCTATGAACCGGAAGACAAAAAACAATACCGATTCTTAGGCGAGCTGACAGAACGACTTGAAGCCTTAAAGACTGAAGTCGTAGAATATCTAAACGGAAAGCATGCACCGTTACCTCAACAGGAAATGGAATTTCCAGAAGATGACGATGAAGCTTTTAATCAAGAAGAAGAGCAAAAGCATGTCGCCTAAAGAATATTTAAAAATAGTTCATCAGGCAGTTTGTGAAAGATTCGGAGCCACTGAAACCGAATTTTTCACAATCTCCAGGAAAAAGCACTTAGTGTATATGAGACAGTTGTTTTGCTTTATGGCCTACAAAAAACTGAAAGAAGATTCAGATAGTAGAGTTTCAGAAATCAATGAATATATCACTGAGTACAGAGGAAAAAGATACGATAGAACAGCTGTATTTGGAAACTTTAAAAAAATCGAAAACCACAGCAAAATCTATCGAGATGTTCAAGCAGATATTCACGATTTAACAAGACGAATTCAATGCAAATTATAGTTCACCCATCTGAATTTCATATAAGTATTCCTAATGATCATCTGCGCCAGATAAAAACTGAGAATGTAAAGCGGTTGAATAATAGGCGATGGGATTATAATAAAAAGTGCTGGATTGTACCTAGAAATCTTCAGGATGAAGTTTTAAAAATTGGCAGATTTTATCATGCCGAGATTTTAAAAGTCAAAAATAATAGTCCTCAAAAAGTCGGTAAAATTAAAGATCTACCTGATCTGGATATGAAAATAGAGCTGAAGCATCCAGAAGGATTTCAATTAAGAGATTATCAATCGAAAGGCGTAGCTAGAGGGTTGGAGCTGAAAAAATACATCAACGGTGATGAGCAAGGCTTAGGCAAAACACTTCAAAGTATTGCTACACTATATGCCGCAAAACTCAAAGGCGAAGATGTATTTCCGGCACTTATTATTTGTCCAGCTTCAATGAAAGAAACATGGCTTAGAGAGTGGCGGGATTGGACAGGAATTAAATCTTTAATTCTAAACAATTCAGTAAAAAACACCTGGCCACGATTTATTGAAATGGGAATGGCAGATGTCATCATAACCAACTACGAAAGTTTAAGAAAATACTTTGTTGATTATATGCCACCTAAAGCCAAAATGAAAAACTCCATGGATATTAAAATGTCTCCAAAAGTTGACATTTTCAAATCTGTAATTATAGATGAATCACATAGATGTAAGGACAGCAAAACCCAACAAACAAAATTGGCACTTAGAATTTGCATGGCTAAAGACTGGGTTATTCTCTTGACAGGTACGCCAGTCGTTAATAAACCAATTGACCTATTTGCACAGCTGGCCATATTAGGACGATTAAAAACCTTTGGCGGTTCCAAAGGTTTCAGACAAAGGTATTGTAATGGTGGTAGTGGTGCCAGCAATTTGAGAGAACTGAATTACTACATCAATAAGTATTGTTTCTTCAGACGTGAAAAGAAAGACGTGGCTAAAGATCTGCCAGATAAGCAACGTCAAACTATCCTTTGCGATATCACAACTAGAGCACAATACAATAGGGCTAAAAATGACTTTGAAAAGTATTTAGCCGACAATGATTTGACTGATGAAGAGATTCAGAAAAAACTCCGTGGTGAAATCATGGTAAAAATTGGTGAACTCAAAAAAATTTCAGCCAAAGGGAAACTTAATGAAGTTAAAGAGTTCGTTGATCAGGTGGTTGAATCTGGAGAAAAAATCATCGTGTTCTGCAATCTACATTCAATAGTTGATGAATTGAAAAAATTATATCCAAAAGCCGTTACGATAACAGGACGCGATGATTCAGTTCAAAAGCAAAACAGTATTGACCAATTTCAAAAAAACAAAGATTGTCAGGTCATAATCTGTAACATTAAAGCCGCAGGAGTAGGAATCACCTTGACCGCTTCATCCAGAGTTGCTTTCGTAGAATATCCTTGGACATACGCTGACTGTGTGCAGTGTGAAGACCGAGCGCACAGAATTGGCCAGGTAGACAATGTGATGTGTACTTACTTTTTAGGTAAAAACACCATAGACGAGGACATGTTTAAAATGATCAAAGAAAAAGCGACAACAGCTAACACCATTACGGGAGCAACAGATAAAATGGAAACAAATTTTGTTGACAAGATGTTGAACATATTTAAAAAGTAATCAATACAAACATGAGCAAAGAAGCATATTATTTTTCCCACGACAGCAACGCCCGACAGGATGAGAAAATACTCGCTCTTAGGATGAAGCACGGCTGGGAAGGTTATGGCATTTATTGGGCAATAATAGAAAAGCTCAGAGATGAATCGGATTTCACGTGTGTCAAAGATTATAACGTAATAGCCTTTGACCTACGTACAGATGCAGCCATCATAAAATCAATTGTAGAAGATTTCAGGTTATTTCAATTTACCGAATGTGGTAAGCGGTTCTACTCTGAAAGTCTTATGAAAAGGATGGATGCTAAAAAACAAAAATCTGAAAAAGCCAAAAAAGCTGCTGAAAAAAGATGGGGAAGGTCTGCAAAAAATGAAAATAGTAATGCGGATGAAATGCGAACGCAAAACAAAAGTAATGCGGATGATATGCAAACGCATAGCAAACGCAAAGCTGACCCAATGCAAGGAAAGGAAAAGAAAGTAAAGGAAAGTAAAGTAAAAGAAAGTAAAGTAGAGAATAAGAAGAAAAGCTCGCGCTTTTCGCCTCCCTCGCAAGATGATGTTTATGATTATTTACTTGAAAAAAAATTACATCCAAGTTTAGCAAAAAAAGAATCTGAAAAATTTTGGCATTTCTACGATTCAAAAAATTGGATGGTCGGAAAAAATAAAATGAAAAAATGGAAGTCAGCCGTATCAGGATGGATCAATCGAATGTCGGATTTCAAATCATCAAAATCAAATCAAGATGAAAACACTGAAAAACCAAAATACAACAGGCAGTCTGAAGAAATCGTCAGACGAAATGCAAGTAACTGGTGATCTGAATAGCGATCTCAATAAATTTCAGATTGCCAGGAAAGCAAAGACGTTTGATAAAATCAGAGACTTACCTGAAATGGAAGCTAGACAAAATCTAGGAATGATTTTTACCAAAGCGGCAAATCTGGTAGGTTTCAAAAATGAGATAGGGGATATCAACAAAGCTGACATTAGGAATATGATTTTTAAGGAATACAGAAACCTGAGTCTGCAAGAAATTGATTACGCCTTTGAGCACGACAGATACTCTGGTGATCCAATCGATCATTATCAAATGTTCAACTCTGTTTATGTCACTAAAGTTTTGAAGAAATACATCAAGTGGCGGAATGCATACAGAAAAGAAAACCAACTGGATAAAAAAGCTTTACCCATACCTGACATTAAAATTTCTGAAGCTGAGAAACAACAAAATCATGAAAACTTTATCCGAATGATTTTCGAAAGATTAGAAGTTAGGGAAACGGTCCACGATGCCTGGTTACTTTATGATTTAGTAGATGCGCCAAAAAAGGATGATGTAGACTATAAAAAGAATCTATACAATGCACAGAAAGCGAAATATTATGAGGATGAAAAAAATGTAAATCCGTTCAAAAAAATAACTCGAGGAGAAGGAGAGAAGTACATTAAAAATCGATGTAAAGCTATTATCGTTAGCAAATATTTAAAGGATTATATAAATGATTATGAGATATTTAGAAGTAAAATTATTTCAAAAAAATCTAAAAATTAGCGTGCATGAATGTCTAATATCTCTTAATTTCCATACAGGAAATAAAATTAAATATTATGACAATTGAACAGCAAATTACAAAAGACCCAAACAAAGCCTTTATCAATTTTGTAAAAACACATGAACAAAATGAAATCTTTAACAAGCTAAGAGATCACAATCTCAGAAATGTAAAGATTCTCACAACTGAATTTTTAACAGTCGCTACAAAATACGCATTACTAACAATGCTAGAGAACAATCAAATTTAATGCGACTAAGGATGTTCTTTTAAGTTCAGATTATCATCGATGAAAAGCAGATGAATTTTGACAGTCGGTCTTTTGAGATGAACTGCTTTACCAAAAACCTGAAAACGACCACACGGCAAAACTAACTCCAGGGGATAACACCCCTTTAGCCGTGTACAAAATAATAGTAAAAAATATAAGTTATGTTTAATCAAAATTTTTATCCAACACCCGAAAGCGTAATTTCGATGATGACAGCTGATTTGGATATTCAAGAAAAAATAATTCTGGAACCATCTGCAGGAAAAGGAAACATTGTAGATTTCCTAAATAAGCATCAAGCCAAAGAAGTTTTAACCTTTGAAAAAGAAACCGATTTAGCTACAATTGTCAAACAAAAATCTACTTTCCTGGGCCATGATTTTTTAGAAGAAGCTACAGCTGAAAACCTAAGTCATATTGACTATATCATTGCGAATCCACCTTTTGATCAAGCTGAACATCACATTCTGAAAATGTGGGAAGTCGCACCTGAAGGATGCACTATATTGAGTCTTTGCAATATGGAAACTATAATGAATGGGTTTTCAAGAAAACGCAGGCAATTAGAACTTCTGATCAATGAAAATGGTGAAGTCAATGATTTAGGTAACTGCTTTGCAACTGCTGAAAGGAAAACCAATGTCGAAGTAAATTTAGTTCGTTTATTCAAACCTGTCGTTTCTGACTTCAACAAATTCGATGGATTCTTTATGGATGAAGACAATGATCCACAAGGCAATGGGATTCTACCTTATAACGAAATCAGGAATATTGTACAAAGTTATGTTGGTGCCGTTGAAAAATTTGATGAAGTTAAAAGCACAGTTGAAAGTTTAAATAGATACGCCAAGCCAATAGGGGCGAGCGGATCATTTAGTTATTCTGTGACCTATGGAGATACGGTAACCGATAAAGCACATTTTGCAAAAACTTTACAAAAGACAGCTTGGAAACATGTTTTTAATAAAATGAAAATTGAAAAATTTGTAACCTCTGGCGTGATGCAAAAGGTTAATGAATTTGTTGAGGTTCAAAGTAAATATCCATTTACGATGAAAAATATTTATCGAATGATTGATATTATAGTTCAAACTCGCGAACAGACATTCAATAAATCCATGATAGAAGTTTTTGATAAAATCACGAAGCATCATCACAAAAACCGCTATGAAGTTGAAGGATGGAAGACAAATAAGTCTTATCTAGTTGACAAAAAGTTTATATTAGACTGGGTAACTGAAATAGGCTTTGATGGACAATTTTCAATTCGATATAACGGGAATCAAAATAAGATGAATGATTTACATAAAGTCTTATGTTTCTTGACTGGAGAATCTCCAAAAGATACAATGCGTGAAGATAAAGATGGTAATCATCCACCTATTAGAGAATTGAGTATGTGGCCACATCAACTGAATCTTGAATTCGGCATCTGGTACGATTGGGGATTTTTTCAGATCAAAGGATTTAAAAAAGGAACTTTACATGTTAAATTTAAAGATGAAAAAGTATGGGAGAAGTTTAATAGAAAAGTTGCAGAAATAAAAGGCTTCGAATTGCCTGAAAACATTTAGAAAAACGAAAGGCTACTTTGAAGTAGCCTTTCTAACCAATCTTATGGATAACATGATTCCATGTACGAATATAAATAAAATTTAATCATGACAACAGATAGAGCTATAAAAAGACGAAATAGAAAACTTCAGAATTTCTTTGATAATTTATTTCCTGAAATTATAGGTACAGATGTAAATATTTCAATAATTGGTAATGAAAACACACCGGCCATCATTATAGATCATAGAAAAGTGTTGAGCTGCTATGTTCATAATTTCGACCTTAGATTTACAGATCTTCCCTCAGGTGGCGAAATTATGCACGAAGAAAAATTAACTTGGGAAATGAATCCAGATCATGAAAAAATCAGACAATGGTTTCATGAAGCTCAGCACCGAAGTTGCTATAAAGTTAAGGTGAAAGGCACTGATCTATATCTGGCTGGCTACAATTTTCTGAAACGTGATAAAGAAAATCCTAAAGGGCGGTATCCAGTATTTGCACCATACGGATTCAAATATTATTTCACAAAAGAAAAAGCTGAAGAAATCGTAACAGATTATTCTAGGAAAGGAATGGAGCTGGAGGTTGTGTAATAAAAAAGGCTACTCATCAAAGTAGCCTTTTAACCAATCTATTATAAAAAACTTCATCCTAAGCCAAATATATAAAAATCTTAATAAAATGGTAAAAAGAATTTAGAGTTGTATATATTTGTTGATGTAAATGAGTTGGCAGTAATTTAAAAATAATATATGTGGATAAGTAAAAGTCAGGAATGGAAAAGTTCTCATTCAGATTTAAGCAAATATTTTATAGAAAAATTAAAGCAGCAAGTTGATTCTACAGAAATAATATCCAATAAGCATAGAACCACAAATGGATTAACCTTGATTTCGGAAATCATTAATGTTGCCAAGATGACCAAGGACAGACCTAAATATAAAAACAGATTGATCAGCTTATTGGAGGAATCTAAGGACACCAATTTAAAGTCTAATATTGTAAATGACTATATAGTATCTAGATATTTTAAAGACATTAAAAATTATTACTCTGGTCTAACCCCTAGAAAAATTGCATCTAAAGAACGAGAAATTAAATTACTTATAATTAAGTCAAAAATATTTCAGTCAAGGGTTCAAGAAAAGTATTATAAATATATTTTGAATGAAATACAAAATATAAATTTTGATACTGAAAATTTTGAAAGGGAAGCAAAAAAAATAGATTCAATAATTTCATGTTTTACTCCCTATGTTTTGTTTTTGGGTTATTCTACCACTAGTATAAGTGAAATAGCTTATCGCTACGTATTTAAACCATATGGAAAATCTGCACCGCAAAAGATAGCTGAACACTTTAACGGTAAAAGAAGTGAATTTAAATTTCTGATAAAAGCACAAAAAAATGCTCCAGAATTTTCTTTTATCAAGAAGAATTTGAATAAAGATCACATTTCAATTAATGAAATCGAATTTGAAAATGTGAAAAGTTTAATGTTCAATAATGACCTTAAAATGTCTGAAAATGATGAACTTTTTGAATTATCGACCAAGGTAAGAGATCCGCATAATTTTTTAAGAATATTATATGATTTAGGATTAAAATGGTATGTAGCTAAATCTGCAAGACTTTCCCTAAACTTTTTTACACCCTTTTTTGATAATGTTTATTGGAGATTTGGAAAAGCCGTTTCAGATAACAATCATAAATATCAAAATAGCAAAATACTATTAGATCCTATTAATGTCCCAAACAGACCAGATACCTTACACGAAACTCTAAAAAAATTAGCACAAGATTTTAAATTTGATGATAAACTTGAAAATGGTATTCCTGCATACTCAAACCTTTTACAGCCAATATATTTTTATAATCTAGCTTTAGGTTCAAAGTCGATTGAAAATTCAATCTCATTACTGTGGACCTCTTTGGAAATGATAGTACCTTACCGGCCTTATGAATATGATATTGAAAACGTTCAATACTTTGTAAGTAAATCGCTAGCTATTGGATCAGTTGGAAGGGAATTAACTTCATTTATATTAAGATATGTTGAAACAAACAGCTTAAACAATGATGAATTATCTACAGAAAGTTTTAAAGCTCCTTATTTAAAATATACTTCAAGCGGCTTAAAAAAATGGGTCAAATGGTTAACAACAAATTTTGATACAAAAGATGATCCATATGAAAAAATTAAAGGTTGCTCAAATCTTTTATGTAGTCAGTTCTGCTTCTTGAATGATACTTATTCCGGCAACTCTGAATCATCTGAGTATTGGCTGAACAAAATTACAAGTTCTGAAAAATCAATAAAGTATCAACTAGACAGGATTTACCTTCATAGAAATCAAATAGTACATACAGGTAAATTCATTAACGAATATTCAAATCTCTGGTCACATCTTGAGTGGTATGTTGGAAAGCTTTTAAGTTACTGTATTCTAGAAAGTATGAATGGAGAAGAAAATCTTGAAAAGATGTTCTTAAAATTACATTCAAAAAATGAACAAATTATTTCAATTTTGGAAAATAATAAAGACAAGAAAATTAATGAAATGGAATTTATATTTGATGATATTTTAGAACCAACTTGGCAATTTTTTTAAATTAAAGGTATTGTTAATTTTATGTTTTGTCGAGAAAGTCTAAAAATCTAAGGTTTTCATCAAACTAAAACTAAATTTTCTTCCATTGAAAACCTCGGTGGCTCTGTTTTGAGGATTATCAATTGTTTTTAAAAAAATAAGATGAAAATAAAAACCTAATACAAATATTTTGACAATACATTTAAAAGCATATATTGAATGAAGTATCTTAAGATAAACATCCCATCATATGTATTGCCAGAAACTAAATATACTTTAGACAAAGGAGTCTATATTTTTCCCTCAAACATCAATCAACCTTCCAAAATAATTGATAAAGTCTATCTTTCCTTAATTATAACTGATGAAAGTTTATTTTTAATTAATTCGGACAATCTGAAAATTTGCGTTAGTTCATTCATAGTGTTTCTAAATTTTATTACATACTCTGTACATAGTGCTATATGGTTGCAGACTGTTAATTTTAAGGTGTTATATAAAGAAGTTAGTGAAGCTGATAGTCTTAATGAAATTGTTGAAAATTATATGGAATTTGAAAAATCTCAAATAAATTATTTTTATCATAATTTTAATTATCTCGCATTACAAATTGGTACTCAAAAATCTGACAGTGACGATTACGCTAATTTTGTTTATTTATATCGAAAATATATTAACTTGGATTATAAGGACCCTTTAAAAGATAAAATTGATTTATTATCATTCACTTCTGTACAACCCAATCTAACAAATAATTATTATGATAATCAAAATGTTGAGATAAGTCTTGTTTATACTATTCTTGACTCAATTATAAAAGATTATCTGAAAGATAACCAAACAGTTAAGAAATGTGAGAATTGCGGTTTTAAAAAGATTGGTAGGAAGAATGATAAAACTAGAATTAGTGAATTTATAGATCTATTAGAAATTGAAGATCCAAAACTTTGGAAAAGTATATTAATGAATTTATATAGAATTAGAAACGAGTTTTTTCACGAAGGTAAAATTGATAACCTTAATGAAAATATAGATAAGGCTTTCAAAGAGAAATTAAATGATACAAAAGAATCAGGTTTGACAATTAAAGAGGAAGTTAAATACAATCAAAGCCGTTTACTAGGTCTCTTAAAGGTTAAAATGATGATTAGAAAAATTTTAATCGAATCATTAAAAAAACAAGTATGAAACTAATTATATTTAAATTTTTTAATTTAAATATAATTAGCATTTTTTTAAATCCTCAATCAGTTCAGGGGTTAACAATGCTTGTTTTAAAACCATTTTGGTTATAACATTGAGAAAATCAAGAATCTTATTTTTGTTATCAGCTAGAATACTTAAGTCTTTTTCGAAATCGACTTTATTACCGTGAGCAATACTGTTTCTGTATCTATATAATTTTCCTAAAATTATAGGCAAGTTTAAGGTGTCAGGACCATTAAAATAATCCATTACAAGTATTGGTTTTTTTGAGAGATTATTTATCAAGTTAATTTTATTTTTTAATTGTTCATTTATGCTTGATTCATTTGGTTTATACGTCGATAAAAGTAGCTCTAAAATTGAAAAAAAACCTATTACTTTAAATGGGGAAATATTTGATATTCTTTGTAAATGCATAAAGTCTTTTAGAGATTTATCAATACTATCAAATTTACTTTCATGTTTAAAAAAATCTTTTAAACTATAAATTAAATCCTTAATTTCCTTTATATCAGATTCTGTTATTTCTTTGATTGGAGTTTCAAATTTAGATCTATCAGTAAAAAAAACGAAGCTCTTTATGGGATCGTACATTCCTGGTAATATTTCAGGCTTTTCATCTAATCCAGAAATATCACAAACCCAACTTTCAAAATGAAATCTTAAATTTAATCTTGATAAACTAAAAGCTAATGGTAAAACCCTATCGTTATAGGGTAAGTTATGTTTAATAATTGTATATTTCCATTCACTACTTTCTAATTTATGCCAATTAAAATGAGTTGGATCATCAGATTTAGCTTTTAGGTCAAATTCATATATATTTGGATCATATTGATTAAATACCTGATTTTTTATACTATACTCTCTTAAGTATTCAATAATTTTAGGATCTGGTCTGCAAATAACCAAGTCATCAATCTCTATCGAATTTTTATTATTATTAAAGTTTATTTTATCGGCAATAAAGTAAAATTTTTCATGCATGACATATAAATTTATTTAAGCTTGTGTCTAACTTATCCTTCAAATATAGCCAAAAAAACCTTATATTTGACCTAATAATGAGCTTTCCAAAAACCCTGTTTGAACCTGTCATCAGGTAAAGATTTCCCAAATATTTTAAACTGTGTCAAGTGTTATAGTCGGAATAGATCCTGGCGTAGATACTGGTGTCGGTCTTTGCTTTTCTAATAAAGACAAAGACGCGCTGACTTTGCCTATTCATAAGGCTTTCAACTTAATCAATCATTTAGTCAACACTAATGAAAAAGTTTATGTTAGAGTAGAGGACGCCAGAAAACGCAAATGGTTTGGTAAAAACTCCAATAGCAAACAACAAGGCGCTGGATCCATTAAACGAGATTGCAAAATCTGGGAGGATTTTTTAACTGAAGTAAAGAAAGATCATCCTGGTAAATTCAATTTTCAAATGATCCATCCAGTCAAAGGCGCAACCAAACTCAATTCAAAAACATTTAACCAAATCACAGGAATAACAAAACGCACCAGCAATCATGCTAGAGATGCGTATATGCTTGTCCATGGTTTAAACCCAAAACTTATAAGATAAATTATGTCTAAAGGAAAGAACCCAGTAACACACGTAAAGCTATCGATTAAAGATATCATTTTCCAGGATGAAAACCCTAGATATATCAATGATGAAGATTTACAAAAGCTAGCTGAAGACATCAAAAAAGACGAAAGCTTTTTGATGCAACGCCCGCCACTGATCAACGATATAGGTGGAGACTTTTATTGTTATGCCGGAACCCAAAGAATAAAAGCGGCCAAGCTGAACGGCTACAATGAAATTTATTGTTTTGTTGAAAAGGACGTTCCAGAGAAAGTACAGCGTGAACGCATGCTGAAAGACAATCTTCATAGAGGGAAATGGGACAAAGACAAACTCCTGGACTTGGATTTTGAATTGATGGAACTCAAAGATTTTGGTTTTGAAGATATCGATCTGGATTTCATCAAAGATGAACCAGAGTTTCCAGATGAGTTTGAACAAGAGAAAAATGAGAATCCTCCAAAGATGTCCATCACCTTTGTCGATTCCAAACAACTCAGTGATTTTGAAAAGCTGATTAAAGATGAGGTTTTATCAAAACAGAAGTTTGAAAGTATCACCTATTCAGTAAGCGAGGGAGAACTATGAGACTAGCCAAAGCATCCACAAAAGCCATAAGATACGCCTGCCTAAAGTATCACTATGCAAAAGCAGTCCCTCAAATTCGTTTGGGTTATTCTGTGTTTAATGATGCGGATGAATGGTGTGGAGTTGTGTTGTTTTCAAATGGTGCTAATCCTAGAATTGCTCAAGAATATGATTTGGTCCAGGGTCAGGTAGTAGAACTTGTAAGAATGGCACTCAACGGTAAACAGGAATTTACATCCCAAGTTTTAGCCGCAGCTTTAAGAACTATCAAAAAAGATGCGCCTCAGGTCAAAGTCATTGTCAGTTATGCAGACCGAAATCAGGAACATATTGGCACCATTTACCAAGCAACCAATTTCTTTTATATGGATGAAAGATCCAATGAACGTGGAATACGAATAAACGGAAAACTAACCCACCGTAGAAGCGTTGGAAAGAAGTATGGCAATGCCTCAATTCAATGGCTAAGAAAAAACATTGACCCTAATGCTGAAATCGTTCGCGGAAAAACAAAAATCAAGTATGTGTATCCACTAGATCGTAAGCAAAGAAAGAAACTTAAGAAAATGGCTAAACCCTATCCTAAGAAACAAAGCGCTTAGGACAGGAATAAAACTCAAAAAATTTAGATTATGGGAATTGAATCAAAATTTACTCAAATCATAGAAATACAAGGAACAATCCATAAAATTAAAAATATCCAACAATATGGGGAACATGGATTTTATAAAAGACAATTGCTTTTAAAAGTTCCAAACGGGAATTATCCGCAAATTATTCCTATTGATTTCCTTAAAGATAAGTCTGCATTGCTTGAAAACTATCAAGAAGATGACAGCATAAAAGTAAGTGTCAACTTTAGAGGTTACGAAAACAACGGCAGTAATTTTGTCAATTTGGTTGGATGGAAAATTAGCGATTAATATAATTGCAGAGATAATTTAAAATTCTCTGTGTAATGAAAAAAGAATATTTAGCGATGAATCAAATTTTAAAAAAGAAACTAGAACGATTAAAGAGGAAAAGAGAAGAGTTATCACAGCTTGTGAATTCAACGGAATCAAACAGTTTAATCAAACAGGACTACATACGTGTGAAAGCTCAAATTGAGACTTTAGAGGATGTTTTGGATATATCTGAAGGCATGATGGTCGAATAAAGCTAGACTATATCTAATCGCACGAAATTCGGACGGAATGAGTAAATCAAAAAATAAAATTGAACGCGATGCCAAAGGCAGGTTTAAGAAAGGTAAAAGCGCTAATCCAGATAAACAGTTTTCATCTAAAAACCAACCTGAAAATGCTGGACGAAAAGGCAAAACAACGACTGAGTATTTACAAGAGCTTGGTAAGGCGATGTCGATTGAATTCGATATCAAAATCACAAATACCGAAGGCAAAGCAAAAGTCCGAAAAGGTAAAGTTGAAAGTCACTCATCTATGAATGAATTACTGGCCAACTTGCTTTTTGCAGATGCCATTCAAGGTAATCACAAAGCAAGAAAAGAAATATTAGATCGCCAGGAGGGAAGACCACAACAAAGAGTTGATTTAACGAGTAAAGGCAAATCAATCTCCAGCATGACTGACGAAGAAAAACAGAATAGAATTCAAGAATTACTGAATAAAGCAAAAAACAAGAAAGATGAGTAGTCTAAAAATTGAATCAGGTAAAGTCTTCGTCAATGAAAAAGAAACCAAAAATGCTGAACTGATTGGTTATGCAGTTTTGGATCTAGCGGATGAGAACAAAGAAAATTTAAACATCTTGGATGATCGCGAAACTCAAAACTATTATAAAACACATAGCGGTAAGTCAGTATTGATTGAAGACTAATGCTCACAGATGAAGAAATATATGAATTGGAAGTTTTATTGAGGTATCAATCGCTGAATACCTACGATGAATACACCAATCCAAATTATAAGTTTCTTCATCAATCCATCATAGAACAAAAGTTTTCTAAACTAGGGAAACTACTCAGAGGTTATGCCGGATGTATTTTAGAAGGATCATCACGATCTGGAAAAACTTGGAGTGGTGTCGATATCATCATTTGGCTTTGTACTGAAGTCGAAGAAAATTGCAGAATCAATATTTACAGAGAAACTTATCAATCTTTTGAAGAATCGCTTTACGATGATTTCAAAAGACGTTTAGATGATTTTGACTTGCCTAATCCATTCCACAACGCACAGAAAGTAAAAAGTTTTAAAATAGGCAATAATGTCATTTCCTTTCAAGGTTGTGATAAGATTGGAAAAAAGCACGGTTCAGGTGCAGATTATGTGTTTTTCAATGAGCTCATGCACATTCCGCAGAATATTTTTGATCATGCTGAAATGAGATGCCGTAAATTCTGGTGGGCAGATTACAATCCTAGCTTTACAGATCATTGGGTATTTGATAAAGTCACCACCCGTGATGATGTTGGTTTCCTTAGAACTACATTCAAACAGAACAAACACATCTCATCTCCAGAGCGAAGAAAAATATTGAGTTATGAGCCTTACAAACCGAATAGCTATGAAATCAAAAACGATGATTTATATTATAATGGCGAACCGATTTCAGATAAAAACCAACCGCCACCACATCCAAAAAATGTAACAAGTGGCACCGCTGATCCTTTCATGTGGAAAGTCTATGGTTTAGGTCTTCGTGGTGCAATGCAAGGCGTCATCTTCACCAATGTAGAATGGATTGATGAATTTCCAGACATTGATTTCACTTATGCCAATGACTTTGGTTTCACCGCAGATCCTAATGTGCTTGTTAGGTATGCAGAGGATGAAAACAATATCTATGCAGAACCTTTGACCTACAAAGCCATTGAAACTGACGAGGAATTATCTCAAATCTTAGTTGATTTAGATATTGAAAGGTCTAAACCGATTGATTGTGATTCTTCAGATAAACATATCAGCGAAAACAAAGGCACGATTGAAATGGTGAAAGGCCTCAGGAAAAGAGGTTTCAACGCTAGAAAGATTTCAAAGAAAAAATCTGTGATGTATTGGATTCTCTCGATGAAGAAAAAGAAAATCCACATCGTCAAAAACGATTTTTATAAGAAAGTCAAAAAGGAAAGGGAAAACTACACTTTCAAAGAAGTCAATGGTATTCTGATCAATCAACCAATTGATGATTTTAACCATTTCTGGGATGCAGTTCGTTATGGCCACATCTCACACAACGTCAGTAGCAAAAAACATATTACAAATAAAAGTCTCGCTCAAATGGGCGTAGCATACTAAATCAGGAGTTATGGAACTAGTCGAGTTAATCAAAACAGAACCGCAAAAAGCTATCAATCTGATCAAGAACAGATGCTTTATGGATTTCACCAAAATCAAAAACCTCAAATCTGAATTTGATCTTATTGATAGGAATTTACGTGATACTCAAATCGGTAAGGTTCAAAAGGATAAAATGATTGGAGAAGGAGAGAAGCGGAAAAAAGTTAGCTCTGTGAGAATACCTGTGCCGTTTCAAAATAAAATCGTCACCACATCCACAGCTTTTGAAGTTGGTGAACCTGTCAGCCTAGTTCCAAGTGAAGCCAACGACTTAACCGAAGAAATTGAAAGGCTCTGGGAAGCGAACCGAGTTGATTCTAGTATTATGAAAATGGTTTCTTTGCGTAAAAGTGAATTGCAATCAGCTTTATTGTTTTACATCAAAGACGTTGACAAAAACAAAACTTTCAACAAAAAACTAGGCAGTAATAAAAACAAGGAAATCAAAACCAAAGTCCTTGAAAACAAATATGGCGTGATGTCTCCATACTTTGATGAGTATGGTGATATGAAGCTTTTTATGTGGGAATTCACATTAAAAGATGAAGAGAATAAAGAAACCAAACACGCTTGGATTTACGATGAAACCAAAGTTTATAAGCTTAAAAGCACCACAGGTAAAATGGAACTTATGGATTCTGAAGATCATGGTTTTTCTAAAATTCCAATTGTTTACACCGCTCAAGACAAACCAGAATGGCATATTTCTGAAAAAATGATTGATAGGCTAGAGGTCAGTCTATCAAAGCTAGGTAATTCAAATGATTATGCTGGGCATCCAATTCTAAAGCTTTACGGTGATGTGGAAGGCGCACCTGATAAAGATGAAGATGGCAAAGCTTTTAGATTGGAACAAAAGGAAACCGACGATGGCAAAATCATCTCTTCTGATGTTGAATTTTTAACCCATGACAATGCACCTGAATCTGTCAAGCTCGAATTGGATCGACTTGAAAAATATATTTATTCCTTATCATCAACGCCTGATATCTCATTTGACAATATCAAAGGTTTGGGTACTATTTCAGGCGTGGCCATAAAGCTGATGTTTTTAGATGCTATGATCAAAGCTACAATGAATAACACCAGTTTGAATCAGCCAATGATCGAGCGGATCATCAATGTATTTATTTCTGGGACTATCGAAACAAGATTGACTAATCTCAAAAAGTATGTTGAAAATACTTACATTAAAGTTCAGTTCAATTCCATCATTCCAGATGACATCAAAGAAACGATTGAAACTTATGCTAGTGCAGTTGATTCTGGCATTATGAGCGTGGAAACTGCCATAAAAAAACTAGACCTGGTCAAAGATGTTGAAAAGGAAATGGAAGGGATTAAAACCGAAAAAGCTCCAGTTGAATAATTTTATATATATTTATATCCGTTAACATAAACAGTCAATATCAATAAGTTTTCTATAATTGTTCTTGATATTTGGAAGTTGCCCACAAGCTGAAAAAACTAATGGCTAAAAAAAAAGACAATAACATGATTTCATTGAAATCACTAATAATTTTGGTGATTTCAATTTGGCTTTTTTCTGGAATTATAAGTTGGTTCTTTTTTAAAAACTGGAAAGAAAGTGCTTCATTTGGTGATACTTTTGGAGCAATAAATTCATTATTTTCAGGTTTAGCTTTGGCTGTTATAATTTACACTATTTATCTTCAAAAAACAGAATTAAGTTTACAAAGAAAAGAGTTAGAATACACAAGGGAAGAATTATCAAGAACTGCTGATGCTCAAGAACAAACAGCAAAATTAATGAACGAGCAAATTAGATTGAGCAATCTTCCATTTTTACAGTATAATTCAAAAATTATCAGAGGGAAAGAATGTTTAATTATATCTAATCAAAGTGATAACCCAATATTTGATGTTGACATTTGGTTATTTATCACTGAAGCTGAATTTAGCTATGAACATAAAAAATTTATTGAAGATTGGGTCGATGAAAGACATAAGGAAAATTTGAAAATTGGAGATTTAATAGATGATGAATTATGGGCAATATGTGAAAGAGGAATTTATCATTCATTTCCAAAAAATAAAAGAATAATTATGCCAATTGATTATCCAATTGGAGATAGAGCATTTGAAATTTATGTTCAATACAGAGATAATTTAGGAAACAATTATTCACAAAGTATCTATTTTATGGACAAAAACTCAAATCAAAACCCATTTGAGGATGCTATCTCTAAACCTAATATTCCAACCGTTACAAAAAGAATAGATTTGACAAATAAGAATTTGACTGAAGAAATGCTACCAGAAATTGCTAAAGGATTAGTCAATTTGAAAAAAGCATCTATCTTCTGTTCATATCTTAAAGATAGAGAAAAAATAGGCGTGGAAAATTATTGGGAAATGAAAAATTTGTAAAATAAATGTTTTAATAATACATTAAAATATTTAAAAATAGAGAGTTATTAATTTAGTAAAATTAAATTATGCAAATATCAGAATTATTACGTTTGACTGAATGGTTCAAGAAAAATATTGTTAAGAGAAAAATACCAAATTATTACAGTGATTTATTTAAGATAATGAATCAAAATACTTCAAATTCTAAACAGCCTTTTGAAAATGAAAAGAATGAATTATTTGAATCTTTAACTGAAGTAAATATAAATTCATTGACATTAGAACAAATTAAATTTTTAGAACAGATAGAAATTTTAGATCTCTTAGGAAGTGAAGGGATAAGTAATATTGAGTCAATATTATATAAAAACAAATTAGATATTGCAACTGCTGCAAATAAAGTCGGAGAATTTAACAGTAGGGTTCAAAATGCAGTAAAAAAAATTAATGAATTAGATACAGTTTTAGGTAAGTCATTTTCAATTGATGACGGAGAGCTACCTGAAGATACAATAATGATGCGAGTGTATTTTCAAGATAGTGTTGCAATTAACGATATTACTGATTTTAAAAAACTTAGCACAGTCTGGTATGATATAGGGCGCGGGATTGCAATGGCTCAAGGCTTTACTCCAGAAGATTTTAAAATTGTAGGAGCTCAAAAAGGTTCATTAATTATCGAAATGGCAGTTTTGGCTAGTATTGCAACTTCGGTTAGTACCATATTGCTCAAAGGTCTTAAAATTGCTGAAAGAGTAATTGATATATTAAAGAAAGCTGAAGAGCTAAAGGCAATGAAACTTTCTAATGAAAACATTGAGAAGGAGGTTAAAAAAGCAGCCAAACTTGAAAAAGAAAAAGGAATTAATTTAATACTTGAATTAGTTATCGAAGAACTTGGTTTAAATAAACAAACAGAAGGCGATAAAGTAAATGCTTTAGAAAAGTCTATTACTAAACTAATTAATTTTACTCAAAAAGGTGGAGCTGTTGATTTTATAGAGCCTAATGAAGAAGAGATAAATGAATCAGAAGATGTAAATGAATCAAATTCATCCGTCAGAAGTGAGATAAAAAAGCTTAAAAATAATGTTGAAGAAATTAGGCAACTTGAAAACAAAATAAAATTACTTGAAAATAAAATTGATAGTTGATAGCTATTCTAACAAGATTTATATTTATTGAGTTTTGGATACTATAATTAGTATTTCTGCAATTAATTAAATTAGTTTTGCAGAGGTAATTTTACTATTACTTAGTAATTGCTTTAATAAAATAATTTAAGAAAATGAATCAGATATCTAAAGAGCAAAAATTGCTTAAAGAAATTCATATTTTACAAAAAAAACTAGAAGTTGCCAACAACCGAATTAAAACCGAGAAATACGGAATTACTTGGTTGGACGTGCCAGAAGCATTTGAAGAAGAAAGTGAAAACCAGCTACCTATATTGACAGAGGTAAAAGAAAAAGCCATAAAAAATGAGGACGGAAAACCAACCCACATTTTAATTGAAGGAGACAATTACCATTCGCTTACTTGCTTAAATTATACGCACAAAGGAAAGATTGACCTAATCTATATTGACCCACCTTACAACACAGGAAAGGACGGATTTACATATAAAGACAAAAGGATAATCGACAAATTTCCTGATGGAACTACTGTACCGAAAGACTCGCCATTAAGACATAGTTATTGGCTTTCTTTTATGTACAAAAGATTAGATTTAGCAAAAGACTTACTAAAAGACACAGGCAAAATCGTAATAAGTATTGACGATAATGAAGTAGCAAACCTTGTTTTACTTTGTGCAAAGGTTTTTGGCAGTTACAACCAAGTTGCGGTGCTACCAACAATTATGAACCTTAAAGGTAATCAAGATGAATTTGCCTTTGCAGGAACTCACGAATACACAGTAATTTTTGCTAAAGACATTTCTAAATGCACATTTAATCAATTTGATTTAGATGATTCTGAATTAGAAAAATGGGAAGAAGATGAAATTGGTTTTTTCAAAAAAGGTGCACCTATGCGTGCAACAGGAGAAGAAGACAAAAGAGAAGATAGGGCAGAAATGTTCTATCCAATATTTATAAAAAATGACGAAGCATTCTCTCTTACAAAAGAGGAACATTTTCAACTATATGATAAACAGACAAAAACCTTTAATGATAAATTCTTAAAAGAAATAATAGCGCAATATGAAAAAGATGGGTTTGAAACTGTTTTACCTTTTTCAGGCGATAAATACGGCAGATGGCGTTGGGGATTTTCAGAAAAAAACAGGAAAAGACTAAAAACAGACGTTATTATCAGTCGAACCAAAAACGGGATTTCTTTATATAAAAAACAAAGACCTGATTTAAATGAATTACCAACAAAAAAACCGAAATCATTATTTTACAAGCCTGAATATTCAAGTGGGAATGGCACAGCACAATTAAAAAACATTTTAGGCTATAAGGCTTTTAAAAACCCAAAACCAATTGACTTAATTATTGACCTTATTCAATTATCAACAAACCAAAAATCTACCGTTTTAGACTTTTTTGCAGGTTCAGGCACTACATTACACGCTTGTTTAGATTTAAATAATCAAGGATATAAAATTCAAAACATTATTTGTACAAATGATGAAGGAAATATTTGTACTGAAGTAACATATCCAAGAAGTAAAAAAGTTATTGAGGGATATATTGATTTAAAGAAAAATAAAATCCAAGGGCTTGGTAATTCATTAAAATTTTACAAAACCGATTTTGTAGGTTCTAACAATATTCTTTCAGCAACAGATGAAGATAAATCTTCATTGGCTCACAAAGCAGGCTATTTGCTTGCCATTGCAGAAAACACATTAGAAGAAATAGAATTAAGCAGTTGTTATCAACTGTTTGAAAACGATAAAAAAGTAACCGCCATTTACTTCAAAGAAGAAATGACTGAAATGGAGGCTTTTTTAGAGAAAGTAGAAAATATAGAAAAACCAATCGCATTGTATCTTTTTAGTTGGGGAAATAGAAGTGAGTTTGAGGCTCTTTTTGACCATTTGGAACACATTACAATTAAAACCATTCCACAACCCATTTTAGAAATTTACAAAAGGATATATAATATAGTTACCGTATGAGCAGATACAGTCCATTAAACTTTCAAACGAAAGCCATAGATAAATTAGTTTCCACATTTACAAATTTGTGGGGAAATACAGAACCACAAAGACTTTTGGCGTTCAAATCACCCACAGGAAGTGGTAAGACTTTTATGGTTGCCAACTTTGTGCATAGTTTGAACAATATACCAACTTGGGATTATGATAAAGCTTTTATTTGGATTACGTTTTCGGAAGACTTGGCAATGCAAAGCAAAGACAAGTTTCACGAGTATTTTGATACAAATCTTGAAAATGGTTTACTTACAGTAAATGATTTTAAACAAGGCAAACTATACAAAAACGATATTCTATTTATCAATTGGCAAAAGTTGGTTGCTTCCAAAAAAGAAAACCGATTGTTGCGAAGACCTGATGAAGAAGAATTTTTAAAAGAGCAAGGTTACTACTTTGAGGATTTAATCGAAAACACCCACAAAGAGGGTAGAGAATTTGTTTTAATCATAGACGAAAGTCACAAAAACCGAGATACAAATTTAGCCCAAGAGGTAATTGACATTATCAATCCAAAAGTAATTCTCAATGTTTCTGCAACGCCCAAAAACATACCCGGAATTGATGAAATTGAAGAAGGAACAGCAGGTTACGTTGGGGTTAAACGTGAAGAAGTAGTTGAAGAAGGATTAATCAAAGAAAAAATTGCAGTTCAAACCGAAGAAGATTTAGCAAAATACCCAAACAAAGATTTAGACGAGTTACTTTTAGATTTAGCTATTGAACGCCAACAAGAAATAAAAGCTGAATACAAAACTTTAGGCAAAAACATAAATCCATTGGTTTTAATCCAATTGCCAAATGACGATAGTCGTTTGAAAGACGCAGGACAAAAAACCAAAGAGGAAATAGTTTTAAATTATCTTCAAAAAAAGAAAATAAACACAGACAGAAATGTTGCCTTATGGTTTGACGGCAAGCAGAAAAATATGGACTTCATTACACACAATGAAAGTGATGTAGATTTTATGCTTTTCAAACAAGCCGCAGGAACAGGATGGGATTGTCCGAGAGCTCATATTTTGGTAATGTTCAGAGAGATTAATTCAGCTTCGTTTTACGTTCAGACCATTGGTAGAATTTTACGAATGGCAGAACCAAACCGCAAAGACGACTACAAGAACAATCCGAATTTACGAACAGGATATTTATACACCAACTACAAGCGTAATGATGTAGAAATCCCAGACCAAGGAACTAAAAACAAACCTTTTATATACACCTCAAAACGAAAAGAAGATTTAGAGAATATTGAGGGTTTATATTCTGACTTTGTTTCTCGTGTTGATTATGGCGATTTAGGTCACGCAGTAAAATTTCAAATGGGTTTCTTAAAATCATTTGACAATTATTTTGGTTTTGAAGAGCAAGACCACCCAGCTATAATGCGAGAAAAAATTCAAGCAAAAGGCATAAACATAAACCCAACTTTAACAAACAAATTAATTGTTGATGCGGAGTTTACAGATTATGACAAAATCAATTTAGACTTTGCCAAAAAAGGACACGAAGAAGATTATGAAATTTCAAGAAATGATGTTGAGAAATTATTCAATTGGTATTGCTTTCAACTTCTTTCAGAACAAACAGAAACAGAAGCAAAAGTTTCAAACGTTTCTCGTTCTTGGTCGCCTTTGAAATCGGCTTTTAGAGTATGGTTTAAAAGTATATTTGACCAAGACAGTAACTTGTACTATCGTATTCTAATCAATGATTTAAACAAGGAGCAATCAAGTATTTTCAGACAAGCCTTAACTAAAACTTTGAAAGACTATTATCCTGTAAAAAAAGAATATCTTGAAAAGCGAAAAAAAGACATAGAAAAACGCGAAGCACCACTTTTTGAAATTAAAGAGGAATACACTTTTACAGATGACTATGCACAATTGAAAGCACAAGAAGGAACTTCCGAGTTAAGTGCTATCCAACCATTCTATTTGAAAAAGGAATATAAAGGACGAGACAATGAATTAAGATTCTTGAATTACCTGGAACAGAAAAAAGACAATTTAGATTGGTGGTTTAAAAATGGAGATTCAGGAAAAGAGTTTTATTGCTTAAAATATTACAACACAGCGAAAGAGAAAGAATCACTGTTTTATCCGGATTGGATTATGAAATTTAAAGATGGTAGAATTGGCATTTTTGACACTAAAAGTGGACAAACAGCACATAATCCTGAGGGTCGAGCTGTGGGCCTTGCAGATAAGCTGAAAGTATTAAATGAGAATGAAAATATATATGTTGGTGGTCTTGTTATCTTAGAGAATAATCAATGGTATTACTTTAGTAATGAAAAATATTTATCAAAAAATTCGAAATCTGAGGTTAAAACAGTAAAATTTGATTATAAATACAATCCTAATAGTTTAAATAAAAACTGGATACTATTTGAAAAATTATTTAACTAAAAATAGAAAATTTATGATAACTAAAAAAGAATTAAAAGACTTAGGTTTTACTGAAATTAATCCGCTCGAAAATAATTCCATTGATTTACATCATACTAACAAAGAAAAATTTCCTTTTAAAATTAACCTTTCAGCTCATGGAATAGCTCAACCTATTTTGCCTAAAGCAAAAGGCGATATGTTTAGAGATATCAATAAACTCAAAGACTGGTTATCTTTAAATTTTAGTTAAACATCATTTTTACTAATATGATTAAAACCCGCCCCACCATAAGCGGTTTTTTTTGTGTGTAACTTATTATTTAGAAACATTCTAAATAATCTTAAAAGATTTAAATTTGTCTAGAACGAACAATTTAAATCTAATTCTTATGTCAGTAGAAGTTAAAAGGATCAAGGAAAGACTGAAGGCCAAATTCCCGAAAGTCAACTTATCCAAAAAAAGGATTGACGAAATCTCGGCAAGACTTGCAAAGAAACCGGATGACGATGCGGATGATACTGCGATTGATGAAGTAATTCAAGATGCCAATGACTTCATGCCTTTTGAGGACATTGCACGCGAAGATGATCGTGTGAGAAATCTTGAGAAAAAAGCCAATCAAAAGCAGGACCCAAATCCTAGTGACGGTGAAGATCCTAAAACTCCTAGCGAAAACGATGATGATGAAGACGATGATGGTAATGTCCCGAAATGGGCAAAATCATTAATCGACAGTAACAAAAAACTGTCAACAGAGCTTCAGGAAATCAAAAAAGGGAAAGTCATTGAGACTAAAACCAAATCCGCTAGAGAGTTGTTTGATGAAAACGAAACCTTTAAGTCGCTTAAAGACAAGAACAAAGATTTCTTTTTCAGACAAATCAACGTTGAATCAGAAACACCAGTTGAGGAACAAATTGAATCTTTAGAGAGTGAGTACAAAGATTTGGTACAAACTCAAAAAGACAATGGCAGTTATGCCGGAACGCCTCCAGCTAGTGGAACTGATGTTGACAAACCTTCTGACGAAGAAGTAGATTCAGTTGTAGAAAATCTTTAATCTAAAAAGACAAGAAAATGCCAGAAGCAAATTTAACGCGTAGTTCTGCTGTCAATACCAGTGATGATTCAATCATCATTCAGGAATTGATCGAGGATATTCCAGGCGGAAGAACGCTAGATGTCGAAGGATTCGGCAAAGATGTTATTCAGGCAGGTCACACCATCATTGAAAATGATGAGACAGGCGCATTAAAACCAATGCCACTAAATGGCGCTGGAGATGATTACGCCGCTAAACCTGCAAACCACACCTATGTAGGTGTTTTGGTTGGAACTGTACTTACCAAAAAGCCATTGGCTTCAGTTATGGTAAGAGGAACTGTAAATGAGGAAGCCGCAAAGAATGCTGGTCTACCAAGTTATACAAGTGCAATGAAGTCAGCTATAGCCTTAGTTCGATTTACTAAAAACTAATAGATCATTATGGAAAAATCTCTTTTCAAACAATATGTAGACAAATGGTTCAAGCCTATTGTCTCTAAAGTCGTTGAGAAAATCAACGGAAAGGAAGCCGAACTGACTTACATGTGGCGAAGTATGCTTAAAAAAGTGTATTCGCCAACATTGAAGTGGAGTTCACTCTCAAGCAACAATACACACATTGCCGCTGATGTTGTTTCTATGAATTCAAGCCTGCCATTGAAAAAGCGTGATTCACTCAGAAAAGCTGAAGGCGACATTCCAAAGATTGGAATGAAGCTGGCTTTAGATGAACGCACAATGACAGATTTGGATATTCTGGAAAGAACCAATCAGAACAATGACCGTACAAATGAAATCATCAAAAAGTTATTTGGTGATACCAAAAAGTGTACAGTTGGTGTATTGGAGCAATTGGAATTCATGTTTCTGCAAGCCTTATCCACAGGTGTAACTGTCATTGAGGACAAAGACAAAAACACAGGTATCGGCATCAGAATTGATTTTGGCCATCCAAAAGAAAACAAATTCGGTGCAGAAAAGCCTTGGTCAGATAATGATTCTGCTAAAGTTGTTTCAGACATTGAGCGTATCATGGACAGAGCCAGTGAGAAAGGACACACGCCAAGATACTTGCTTATGGATCGCGGAACTTTCAAAAACCTGAGAAAAAATCCTGAGGTTAAAGAATTGTTTGCCGCTTCTATGGGTTTTGCAGGGCAGAACATTCCAACACCGACTTTAAGTCAAGTCAATGATGTGATGAGTGACAATTATAATTTAGAAATTGTGATCATTGATCGTTCTGTTGCTTTCGAAAAGAATGGCAAAAGAACTTCTGTGAAGCCATGGGCGAAAAACGTCGTTGTATTCTTAGATTCTATGGATGTTGGAGACTTATCCTGGGGAACTTTAGCTGAAGAAAATCATCCAGTAAGTCAAGTGTCTTATCAAAAAGCAGATGATTTTATTTTGCTATCCAAGTATCATAAAAACGATCCACTTCAGGAGTTCACATCTTCTCAAGCTTTAGCCGTTCCGGTGATTCATAATGTAGATTCTATTTACATGTTGGATTCAGAGGAAGCTGAAACTGAAGAACAAACTGAAGGCGATTCAGTTTTCAATTATGAAGGCACAGATTATACAAAATCTAGTGTAGTAGCTGCGATTAATCTTGCAAATGAAGATTTGAAAGCTAAAGCGACCAATGCGGATTCTACACTTCAAACTAAGATCAATAAGCTTTCTGAAGCTGAAATCGAAGTGTTTGAAGAAAACATCGAAGAACCAGCATAATACGTTTGATGTATGTATAGCCCAGAAGTTATTCAGAATTTAAAAAACAGAATTGGATTTGGCAAATCAAGTCTTCCAATTGAAGTCGATGAAAGTAATGTAGATGGAACCACAGGTAGAACATTTGCATTTTATCACAGGCTTGTCAATCCGAAAAACATCTACATGACTATGGATGAAATTGAAGCTTCGCAAACGAAGTTCAACGCATTCCTGGATCAACTCAAACTAGATGTCACAAAATCTGTTTTGACTGAATTACTTCATAAAAATGAATATTATCGGAGTAGTAAAGACTACTCCGATATTATCATTGATAAGGCTGAAATCTTTGATGATTGCATCGGTTACAATATGGCCATCACTTGCATAGAAATGTTGATCAGTTCATCTAGAATTAATCAACAACAACGCAACGCTGAATTGAAATATGACAAACTCAAAATTGAGTTGGAAGGCTTCAAAGATTCCAAAGGCAATCAAATCGCCAATGGATTGACAAGCAAATACAGTCAGGCCATTAAAGATGCTTCCAAAATATTATTCCCAGATGGTTTAAGAATTCGAAGCCCTAAAGTTTGGTAAGATGAATCATACAAAAGAAAATCCTGAAGGAATAGACGAAAAAATTCAGCTGTTGCAAAACAAGCTGTACACTAAGCTAGATTATGATAAAATGACCGCATACGGGCGTGTCTATAAGCTTAAAAAAGGTGAAAAGACATTTCCCGCGTTTTTTAAAGAAGGCGATGATTATAAAGATGTGCTTTTGGATGATTCTAAAAACTGTCAATTCTTTTTTTTCGAGAATAGCAGAACCAGATACGAATCCCCTTTGAACATCACAGATGTAAAGATCATTTTCCTTTTGAATTTAAAAAACCTAAAACCAGATATTCCACATCGAGCTGATGAAGAATGCAAAATTGAAATCCAAGAGATTCTAAACAGAATCAAGTTTTTCAAAATAAAAAGCATTGATAAAGGTCAACGTGCATTGAGTGATTTCATCACAGATTTTCAGGATATGCAACCTTATCACGCTATCAGTTTCAATGGAACATTGAGATATCAAATTAACTGCTAAAATCATACAATAATGACAGTTGTTAACGAAGTCTGCGGAGCTGAAGGTTCTAAGACTAAAAACACAGGCGGAAAAAAACAGCGCTTAGAAGGTGCTGTCAGAACCTATGCCTTAGCTAAAGGCAATTTCACTTTTGAATCTATAAAGGATGCCAAAAGCAAAGAGAAATGGGATGAAGCCAAACAAAATAAAGATATCGTTATTTTCTATGATATCGAAGAGCTCGAGGTCAACAATCGAGAGGAACAGATCACTGAGGGAAGATACTCAGATTACAAAAGCAAGGATGCCATCAAAGGCGTGAACTACACGCACTATTTGAGTTCTTGTAGCTATGAAGCTTTGAAGTCTTTTGAAAGTTCTGAATACAACCGAGTGTTCAGAATCACAGAAAACAATGAATTGCTTTGTGTGGTTAAGGATGACGGCAAAGTTCAGGGAGAACCGTTGAATTCTTTCTTAGTTGGAATTAGAAACGATGCACCAGCTGATGGTGTTCCTAATTGCCAGGTCATGTTGAAATTCAACCCTTACAAGCTTTCAGTTTTAAAACCTGAATTCGACATGTCAGATTACGAAGGTATTTATGATGTGCGTTTAGAATTGGTGTCTGCTACGGCAACATCAATCAAATTCAAAGCTATGGCGGTTTGCTCATGCAATGCAATCAAAAGTTTTGAAGAAAGTAATGTCGTGGTCAAAGATGCATCTGGAGCTGTTGAGACAGTATCATTTGTTTCACCAGATCCTGATGGTGTTTATGAAATCACCGGTACAGATTTCGCCAATGGTTATGAGCTAGACTTGGATGGAGTTATAGCGCAAACCGAAATCATGTATGAATCTGAAGCGCCACTTTCAATTCAGCTAGACTAATGGCTAGTTACAAAGGGATAAAATTCGCAAAGGGGTACAATCGCCCCTTTGACGAATTCAAAAAGGAGTTTGAAAACACTCACGTCTTTAAATCAATTCCATCCAAAGAGCGTGAGGCAGAACTAAAAAAAGCTCATAAAATCGCTACTAAAAATGTCAAACTTTCTAACAGCAATAAGAAAAGCGGAAAGGCTGACACCACAAAGGATAAGTGATGAGCTGTTTGACTTAATACGAAAGATTGAAGATTTATTGGCAAAAATCAATGCCAATACGCTTCATGAACACAGTACAGATGTTGAAGGTAATCCCATTGGTTTTTATTCCGCAGGTACCGAAGCCATAACGGGAGGAAGAAAACGAATGGGACAACCTTTTGACCTCAAGGAGTCAGGAGAATTTCTAAACAGTGTTTTTGCACGTGTAGAAAACCACAGCATTTTCTTTGATGCTACAGACAGCAAGAAAGAAGAAGTGCTTTACAATTTACTTTCTGAGGACATTTTCGGGTTGACAGATGAAAACCTTAGAAAAGTGATTGATGAAAAAATATTGCCTTCATTTTTAAAATACCTCAAGCACAATTTGTTTTGATTTACGATAGCTTAGATATCATTCCAGTTAAACTGTTTTTCAAGATTTTGGAGACAGGAGAAACAAATTTGTTGGCCACAGAACAAACAGATAAGGATCTTGATACACTCTGGGAAAAACTAGAGAATGAACATGAAAGCCTAAATCAAAACAATAAAGCATCCAAGATTTTTAATCTATATCAAAAGATGGAATCTTTATCCTCAAAGTACAATGCCATCAATTTAGGAATTCGTGTGCTTTGGAAATATTATGATCATGAGTTAGCAGACATGCTGAATGATTATGGTTATAAATTCAATCATTCATCAAAATCTAAAAATTCAAATCAATATGAAAAGGATTTGGATAAGATCAGTAGAGAAAGTGAAGCTATTTTAAATAAGATTTCACAGCTCAAAAACAAACTTCCAAAAAAGCAAACATCAAAGAAAACCAATCTGGATGAAACCATTTTAAACTATTCAGCATTTACAGGTTCAGGCTTTATCGATACTAATAAAATAACTGTAACTCAATATTATGCCTTGATCAAAATTGGCAATGAAAAGCTAAAAACTTTAGAAACCAACAAACCTAAAAAAAATGGCAGAAGGTAAGATCACAAGAGAAGATATTGTCGATGATCGGGTACTCAATCTAGGTAAAGAATATGCTGAAAGTTTGAATCCTGCCATTCGTGCTAATCAAGAATGGGTCAATTCTTTTGATGAAATCAAACAATCTGCTTTAGAATATGCCAAATTAGAAAAGAGTTTTAAGGCTTCTAAAAACAGAAAGAATCTAATTGCACTTCAAAAAGAAGAGGAAAAACTAAGAAAACAAACCGCAGATGCTCTAAAAGCTGAGGAAGCTGCTAGAGAAAAAACAGCTAAAGCCGTAAAAGCTGAACAAGAAGCCCAGGCTAAAGCAAAAAAGGTAATTCAGGAAGAGGAAAGGATTAGAAAACAATTAGCTGATGCCATCAGATCTGAAGAAAAGGCAAAGCAAGCTGGTCTTGATACTGAACGCAAAGAACTTCAACTCAAAAGACAAAAAGAGCGCGCTCAAAAGAAAACTAAAAAACTCACTATTGCGGAACGTGAGGATTTAAAACTACTCAATAGAAATAAGCGTGAAGCGGCAAAAATGTCGTCTACACTTGCTACGGAATACGAAAAGCAAAGTGTAAAATTAATACAATTAAAACGTGAGTACAAAGGTCTAGCAATGGAGGAGGGCGAAGCCTCCAAAGAAGCTAAAGACCTCCTTCGTGATATAACCAATCTTGATAATAAACTTAAAAAAGTTGACTCAAGTGTTGGCGAATTTCAGCGCAATGTTGGAAATTATCCAAGTGCTTTAAAACATGCTGGTGCAGCTGCTAGAAATTTAGCCACACAAATGGGTGTTTTGGGTGGTCTAGATTTGACTTTCAGAGTACTCAGAGATGCTACGAGACGAGTAAGGGAGTTTGATTTTGAGATGAACAAACTTGCAGGTATCGCCGGCACAACTCGTAAGGAACTTAAAGATGTTCAAAGTGTCATTATTTCGGTTGCTAGCTCTAGTCCAAAAACTTCAAATGAAGTCGCAAAACTGGCCACTTCATTGTTTTCATTAGGTAAAACTAAAGAAGAAGTAAAAGCACTGACACCTGTAGTTAATGATTTATCAATTGCACTAAATACAACATCAGATGAAGCTGGGGAATTCCTGGTACAAACTTTAAATGCATTTGACAAAAGTGCCGAAAGTGGTGAAGAATTCGCAGATATTATTGCGAATGTTAGAACATCGACAGCATTAAACTTTCAAAGAATTCGTGATGCTATGGGCTATGTAGCACCAACAGCGAATGCGCTGAATTTGACACTTCAAAGAACTGCAGGTATCATAGGTACTTTAAATGATAACGGAATTAAAGCAGCCAGAGCAGGTCGGTTAATGAACACCTCATTTACAAGATTAAATGACAGGGGTTTAGGCTTGGATGAAGCTTTAGAAAGAATCAATAATTCGCAAGATAGATTAATGACATCTACTAAGTTATTTGGTGCTGAATCTTCCACATTAGGATTGATCCTAGCCGATAATATTGATAAAGTAGATGCCTACGAGAAAGAATTTGATCAAGCTGGAGGTAGTCTTAAAAAATTGACTGATGAGCAGATGAAGTCATTAGACAATCAAATAGCTATGTTAGAATCTAGCTGGGAATCTTTCATTTTATCCTTAGAAAATGGTGAAGGAACATTATCAAAAGTATTCAAACGAAGTCTGGATATCTTAAAAAACATGGTTGATGGAATGACTGAATTGTCAAAAAGTGAAGAACAGTTAAGGGATAAAACTTATAACAAAATATTACAGGATCGACTAAAATATTATAAGAGTTGGACCAACGAAGAAAATAAAAGAGCTGTAGCTCAAAAGGATATGAAAAATGCTCAAAATGAACAAATAAAATTGATGAAAGAAATGAGCAGATTGCAATCCGAAATAGATAATAAATGGAACTCTGCATTAGAAATTAGCGATTATAAAGAGGATTTAAAAGAAGTCAACAAAGAATACCAAAGAAACAAAGCTACAATTGAAGCAACAAATCAAGTCTTATCTGAAATGAATAGTTCTGATGATGGCAATGATGATAGTAATTCTGAAAAAATAGAAGAGGAAGCTAGATCGGTAGCATTTCTTAAAGGAAAAATTCAAGAATTAAAAGATGAACAACAAAAGTTAACGATTTCAGATAAAAGTAGATCTGTTCAAATCAATAATAAAATCAAAGCCTATGAAGATGAAATTGATGCAATTCTAGGCGTTAAAGAAGCTAATGAAGAAACTAAATTAAGTGAAGAGGAATTGCAAAAATTCAGACTAGAAAGACAAATCACGCTCAACAATGAACTTTTAAAAAGTGATAAGTCAAGTTTTGAAGAAAAACAAAAAGCGCTTCAAAATCGGTATGACGATGAAATCGAATTGGCAATTCTGAACACCAATGAACAGTCAAATTTGTTTGATCATTTGAGTGATGAAGAAATCAATGCAATAAAAAAGACAGGAAAAGCTTCAGAAGACATCAGAGCAAATCTGAATGACAGACAAATTCTTGCTTTAGAGAAATTCCTAGAAAAGCGTAGGCAACTCATTAATGAATCTGAAAATACATCAGATCAACTGGATGTTGAAAAAATCCAACAAGAAGCCAAAAGAGCACAGAACATCCAGCAAACTGCGATGGAAAATGAAATTAGGTTGGAAAATGAAGCTTTTCAAGCTAAAGAAGGAGTTTATGAAAATGAAGTTAATGCCGCAGAACTCAGAGAAAGAAGAATTGCAGAAATAAAAAAGAAGTATGCAGAGGAAGGTCTTCAAACACAACTTAAAGCTGTTGAACAATTATTAGCTAATGAAGAATTAAGCAAAGACAAACGCATTCAATATGAGCGACAAGTTGCTGAAATCAAACGTGACTTGTCCGAATTGTCAACTAAAAATAAAAAGGAAAAAGATAAAGAAGAGGTATCATCAGTTTATGCAAAAACTGAAAGGATTATTTATTATTCCTCGCAAATGGCTAATGCTGTTAGAGATTTAACAAATTCAATTTTTCAGGGCAGAATCAATGCAATCGATCAGGAAATCGCAAAACTTGATGAAAAATATAATCGTTGGCTTGAAAATGAAAATCTCACTGCCGATCAAGAAAAGGAAATTAGAGATAGGCAAGAAGCAGAAAGACAAAAACTCGAAAAGAAAAAACGTAAAGAGCAACGCAAACAAGCAATTCTAGAAAAATCGTTTGCTGCTTTAAGTATAGGTTTAACAACGTTACAAGCAACTATGGCCGCATTAGCACCACCACCTGTTGGACTTGGTCCAGTTTTCGGACCACCTTTAGCAACAGCAACAGCAACAATTGGTGCAGTACAATTAGCTGCCGCACTTGCTAAGCCTATTCCTCAGTATATGGAAGGTACAGAAGATCATCCTGGCGGAAAAGCTTTAGTTGGTGAAGTCAGACCTGAGGTTATTACTGAACCAGGAAAAGAACCTTATATCGTTGATTCTCCAAGTATTTTAGATTTAAAGAAAGGAACTAAAGTCACACCAAGTTTGGATGAATATAATCAATTGATGCGTGCTTCAATGCTAGCATCTGTAGATATCAATAACAAAAAGTTGAATGATTTTAAAGCGAGGGAATCATTTTCAGATAACAAAGATGTTATTGAGAAATTAGATTCAGTTGAAAATACAATCAAGAACAATAAGACTAAGGTTTTTGTCAATCAGGAAAAGCAACCTGATTTCAATCACGAACTATTTAGACTTAAAAATATTAGTTGGAATTCATAAATGGGACAAGTTAATCCAGCATATAACAATAGGGCAGAATACGAGCTTTATCAAAAAGGCTACGGCAGTATGATTATTTCTGAGCCAATCGGATGGAAAACGGATGATAAAGAAATGGCCAGGAATGAAGATTATGATGGTATTTTTCCAAAATTTTCAAATAACTTAAAGTTTTATGGAGATGCTGTTGACTTCATCCAAGCTGTCAAAGATATTTTTGACATCAATGCTGAAATCAGATTGAGCAAAAAGGAAAAGCACCCTTATGAAGATACCTGGTATTTGTCATATACTGGTTATCTAGATATGAGTACTTACACTTATGAGGATAACAAAATTTCTTTAAAATTCAATTCAGGTGGTCTAGAACAAGAGCTAAAAAACAGAAATAACAAAAAAATTGAAATTGAAAGGACCAACACATTAGATGGCCAACCTATTCCAGATTTAGAAACTTCAAAAGTAAAACTAGAAGGCAGAAGAATCTTTTTAAGGTCTAAATGGGAAATGGATCAGGATAATAATGATTTTAGCTTAACCACTTCTTACAATTGGGACGTATTTGATGGTGGTAGTGATATTATTCAATCCAAAAAAATTAGCTTACCACTAAAGCTCGAACAAAATTCTCATCAAAACTTAGCACAAACGCCAACTACTTTTTTTTCAACAGTAATGAATCAAGGCGATTTGAACCAGATGTTAATGTTTGATTTTTCAAGAGAAAGAACCTTAAATGTAAGTTTTAAAGATATTGGTTTCAAACCTAGAATTACAGAATTTGATGTGAATTGGGCTTACATAGCTATCCAAATCAATGTGTATGAAAATGGATTTGATTTCGATCATAAATCCACCACAACAATTTATGCAGCGACGAAAAATTATTCAAGTTCAAACTTAAATTATAATAATCCTGATGATCTTGAACAAATATCAAATCAATGGGTAGATGTAAATGATCAAAGTTTTGATATCACATTATTAGAAGGAGAATCTTTTGAAGTTGCTATTTTGATTCGCGGAGCTTTAGAAAGACAATTAGTGAACCGCTCAAGATATTATGTTGATTTTGATAATTTCCTAGGAAAAGTAACTGTAGAGGAAGACAGTGAATTTCAAACAACATTCACAAAGTCATTATTAGCTCATGAACTAGGTGAGCGTTTATCTCATATAATCACCGGAAGAACAAATATTTTCAAATCTGAAGTACTTGGTCGGACTGCTATTGGTTATGAGAAAAACGGCATGGCATCTATGACCGCTTTGTCTCATGGTTTTTGGATACGGGGTTTTGAAAAAGATGCCAGTGATGAAGAAAATAAGTACAAACCATTTACCACGACTTGGAAAGATTATATAGAATCGCTTCAAGCAGTTTGGAATCTTGGTTTAGGTATTGAAAATGATGGAAAAAAGGAGATTCTAAGAATTGAGGATAAAAAGTATTTCTATCAAAAAACCGTAACTATAAAATTGCCATACCAGGTTAAAAATGTCAAGCGTAGTGTAGCAAAGAAAAAATACTATTCAGGAATTGAAATCGGTTATGAAAAGGGCGGAGAATATGAGCAAGCTATGGGATTGGATGAATACAATGGAACCTCAACTTTTATAACACCAGTAAAAACTATTGATAACGATTTTGTAAAAAAATCTAAGTACTCGGCAGACTCATACGGTAGAGAATTCACTAGAAGAAAATCTAAAACATTATTTCCAACTGAAGATACAGACAGAGATAATGATATTCACTTAATGGATGTGAAACCAACGGAATTAGGACATTTCAAAATGCGAAAATGGCAGGATGATTTCGATGAAGAACCTACAGGAATCTATTCACCTGAAACTGCTACAAATTTGAGATTGACACCGTTTTGTATGTTAAAACGTCATGGCTGGATAATCAGAGCTTCAGTTTCAAAATTTCCCGATGAATGGATAAGATACACTAGCTCTACGGCTAACAGTCGGCTAAAAACAAAAATGAGTATAAATCCTGATCATACTTATGTAAATGGTCAGGAATATGCTGAAAATGATGATATCATTTCAAATGAATTGGAAAGGGAGCGATTTGTTCCAGAGTGGATTGAATTTGAGCATGTAGTTGAATTTGAAACCGCTAGAGATTTAGAAGGTTATACAACTATTTTAGGGAAAAGAATCCCAAATAAATATGGCCTTATTGAATTCATCAATGAATTCGGAGATAAGGAAACTGGATTTCTATTCAACGTAAAACCTAACGAAAAAGGGAAGTGGAAAATATTAAAAGCAAGTAAGTAATGGCAGAATTCAAAAGCATAGAGATAACTTTTAATAAGGATTTAGAAATAGGTGAAAACGTGTATTTCGAAATGCCTGTTTTGTTCTTAACTTATCCTTCAAATCATACTTGGGTGAATGTTCGTCAATCACCAAATCAAGTCACTAAAGGTGTGCCTATAGAAGATAGTCCAGGTTTAAGAAGTGCTATAAATTATCAAGCGGCTTTAGAGGCAGATTTAGCTGAAGAATATGGAATGAATGTGACAAGAACTGGAAATACAGTTAGAATTGCAGCGACAGACGTTTTTTATGGTTTTAACTGGGTTGAGGGTTCAAATCATGTGAGTTATGTGATAGATGATGAGACAGAAGATCTGTTTTTAATTACTTCAGTAACATTCAGTGCCGGAATCAATCCAAATGTAAATACCTGTCAAAATATCAGGATTCATGTTGAAACCACGATTCCTATAGCTGACTTAGTAAGTCCTGGTTCTGCTAACCCAAACCCAGGGCAAAACAATATGAGTTTTTATATTCCGCGTGGTCAACCTTTTCTGTTGAAACTAGAATCTGAAGAGGGTCAAACCGCAGAAATAAATTTCAACAATGGCATCGATGTTTTAAGTTCCGATAATCTTGATTTAGAAATTCAAAACACGCCTGGAGGTTCTAATGTAGTTGTAAACTTATTAAACCAAGGTGTAAATAATATAGTTGATTTTTATGCTGAGGTAGTTGGGCCACACGAGCTTGAACTCGAATATTCATTGGATGGTGAAACTTGGCAAGATTCAAATATATTTTCTGGATTAACACCAGGGAATTATACCTTGTATGTTCGTGATCAATTTGGATGTCAAACACAGAAAAACTTTGTTACTCAAGAAGCGGGTAGTGGTGCACCATATTTTTATATTTCAAAGTCCAATTCTATTCGATATGCCAACCGTGTAGATTTTGGAGATGCAGCCAATTACAAAACTGATGAAAATACGCTAAGCTGTGAAGTAAATGTGCCATTGCCATATACTGAAATCCAACAATTTCAATCTGCGGATATCATACGTACTCAGTTTTTATCAAATTATGAAAACATCACAGCTGAGGTTTTGGATTTAGAAACTGATGAATCGACAAATATTCCAATCGAGCAACATTCAACTAATATTGATTTGAATGATTCCAGAGATGCAATCATATATCCTTTACCGGATAACAAAACAGGTGTGTATTTTATCACTGGAAATATTTATAATTATAGTTCAGGTGAGGCGATTACAGATTATGCTTTAAATGGAAATCTGCCTGAATGGGGTGAAACTGGTAATTTCGTCAGAATTCAGAATGCTTGGTATCTCATAGAAGAGATTATTTATGATGATACAATTGCCGCTGATGTCATGGTTATTAGCAAGGAAACATCAGTTCAAACTGATGTTATTGCGAAATCAATTTACGATCGACGCAATTATGAGATTTATGAGTTTGAGATTGATTTTTTTGATTTTCTGAATAAAACCGTTCAAGTCAGAATCATTAATCAAGATGATAATTTTGGAACAATCACATTGCTTTCAGAAAAAATAAATGTCAAGGTAAAACATCCTGATACCATCGAAATTCGATATAAAAACAAACACAATACCGATATGTTCTATATGACTGGAATAGAACATAAGATCAGAATTCCTATCAATAAAGTTTCAGGTCAATCTGATGAAGAAACTGAAACTCAAAAAACAGATAGCACAACTGAGGTGATTTCTGCAACAGTTCATGAAGGTGATGAATTCGAGTTTGAACCAGTGACTAAAGAGATCATGCGAAAAATCATTCAAGGACTTACACACACGAACGTTTTAATTGATAGTGTGGCATACAAAAAAGAAGCTATTGAAATTGAAGGCCCACTGGGAGAAACAAATCTTTATATCGTTAAAGCAAGTATGATCAAGTCAAACAATGTATTTGATTCAACTTCAGGAAATAATGAATTTGCAACTTCAAATGTTGAAATTCCAGGATTTATAGATAATGGTGAAGATGGATTTATTAAGTATTAATCTCTGTCATGTTTTCGCCTTTGCAATTCTTCAAGGTCTTCCTTAGTGACATTCAGATTATTTTCAACTGAATAATGGTGATGATGTGTATGGAAATGACTAACTGAATCATCTCGTTTTTCCTTTGAACCAACGCCCAAAATAAGTTCTGTCACTTTCTTAAATACAGTGAAGCCAAAAGCAAAAACAACCAATAAAATCAGTATAAATATCAACATATCACAAATATAAGATTTTCTCATGTAATGTAACTTTATTTAGAATAGTTCTAAATAATACCTAGTTTTGTTTAATTTTAAGCTGCAAACAAGATATACATGAGCTTAATCACTCAAATACAACAAACCCTAGCTTCTTTAGTACAATGGCGAAATGATGTGATTGCGAACAGCAAAACCACAGAAGAGCTTGAATCAATAGAGGATATCAACAATGATGATCTAATTCGTATTTCTAGAAACGGTCAATCTAAGAAATCTAGTATTGAAAATTTCTCAAGCATTTTTGGAGATCAAAATATCAAAGGAATTACCAAAGCTGTTTATATCAATTGGAATACAAATGGTAATCGTGAAGCTAAAGTTGCTAGCTATTTAAATAACACATCAGAATTTACGGTTGAAGGCAATCAGCTTTTATTACTTAAGAATTATAAAAACCAAACCATGTATCAGGTACAAGATTGGAATCCTGAAGTACACACCTGGTTGTTTTTAAAAGGCAAAGGCACTTATCCTAATTCTGAAAACCCAGTAAGTGTAAATGATTTATACTATCTCGGTTTTACAGTAAAAGATTACAGCAATAATGAATTCGACCTTGGAGAAATCGGACAGATTCCAATCCAAGATTTTATAAATTCATCCAATGATGTTTTTTCAATAAATGCCGCAGCTCACAATATTTTCCTGACCACAAGAGATGGTGAGGATTTCATTTATCTCTATATCGGTTCTCAAATCTTAATCGGTGATAACAATCAGCCAGAGATTGATCCAGTGTATCAAAATGAATTTTTTGAAATCACAGCTCAAGAGCCAGCTGATGAACCATCTACTGGTGGTGCTCAAAGTGTTTTGGAGGAAGAAATATTGTCTAATGTAGAAATTTCAGAAGCGGCTCCAGCAGGAACTACATTTCCTGAAGGAATGACAATGACAGAATTTGTTCATGCAATAGCTATCAGTACTTTTTATCCTGATCTCATTGCGCCAAGTTTTTCATTGAATCGTTCCGGTTCTCAACTTAGAATCATAGGATCATCAACAACTTTTACATTGACTTTCAATTTTAACCGAGGAAAGATAAAGGGTGAAATTGTCAATGGTGTTTGGGATGAAAACGAAGAACAGAATCCAAGAGCAGGGCAGGCGACTGGATATGAAATAGATGGTGTCGAAACTGAAAACAATAGCCTTCAAGTGACAAAAACAGTTCAGCAAGGAATTAATGCTTTTGTGGCCAAAGTGACTTATGAAGATGGACCTCAACCAAAAGACAGTGTCAATAATGATTATCAATCACCATTAATAGGCGGAACATCACCAGAACGTTCAGCAAGTTTTGAGGGGATTTACCCTTTGTTTGCGACTGTAAACGCAATCAGTCAGGGAAATCAATTGCCGAATTATTCAATGTTAAATGCAAATAATATTGAAATTCAACTTGCTGGTGAATCAGGTGGAAACAAGCAATCCTTTTCAATTCCTGATGCATGGTTAGCAAATAGAGCACTGGATAAGGTTGAATATTTTAATCCAGTTTCTGGTCAGTTCGATACGGCTAATAAAATAACAGATTTTGACGCCAGTTCAGCTACCAAAACAATAGAAAGCCAAATAATAGGGTATACAAAATATACACATAATGGAGGTAATCGTGGCTCCATATTAATTCGATTAAAATTTTAGGTAATGGGTAGAGAAGTAGGAACATTTGTGTTTTCAGCTAATTTTGAAGTTACCAAGGAAGGAACTCTTGACGCTCGACAAATCGTTGATAACTTTGATGATTTGCTTGTTTTTAATTCTGGGAATTTTATTCCTAACGGATTTCCAGTTGCTGTAAGAGGAAAAAACAATGCTGATGAACGTGGTTTGTACGTTTGCATGGATAATGCCAATCTTAATCAGGCAGAATCTTGGGCTAAAATCACCTCGAATATAAATTTGGCTTTAGCCATCGATTCTAATGGGAATAACACAGAATTTAAAAATAACCCAAAGGATAGTAAAGGGTTTGATGATATAAATATTCTTCCGTTTAAATGGGATTCATATTTGACAAACAAATCAGTACTATTGAATAGTGATAATATTACACTGGGCAATAATTATAGTAATTCTTCAGCAAATAAAATTTTAGCAAATCACGGCTTATATTATTTGAGTGAAACAAATGATATAACAAAAGCCAACTACCCAGATTTAGGGATTTCAGGATTAAACCCATATAATTTTGATAGTGATTTCAACAAAGATTGGTCATTTGGATCAAATAGATCTATTTTAAATCTTGATTTTGAATTGAAAGATAATGAAGGTAATTATTTAGAAATAGTAGATAATCGTAGGATTCCAATTTATATAAAGTTTAAAGACAATCAAGGGAATGAAGTTCATTTCAGCTATTATTTCAGTACAAGCAGAGATTTAAAATTTTTTATTAAAAATATTTCCTATGAATCTGGAGGCACAGTTTTAACATTAAACCATGAAATTCCATTAAAGTATTTCAATTGGCTAAACGAGAGAGGTGGTTCTACCTATATTGATGCAACAGAAGATTATAAGAATGGCGGGTATAGCTTAGCTGGTAATCTTGTAATGGGTCAGGATTTATCACTAATAAACACCACAAACTCAGTAATACTAGGTTATCAAAATGGCACAAGTGCTTTTGGTTTAAAGTTTATCGAAGACTGCTTGATAGTAGGTCGTAGAAATTTAATAAGTGCCGAAAAGGGAAGTGCTGTCAGAGGAGCTTCTGTATTTGGTGAACTCAACATTTCTAGAGCTAGTGCTACAAGTGTTTTCGGTATTAGAAATATCGCCAATAGTGCGGGTGAAACCATATTTGGCATAAGAGCCTATGATATTAGAACTAATCAAGATGATAACCTTGGGAATGATAGAAAAGATATTGCATTCCATATTGGTATTTCAAACATTGGTTCTTTAGAAAGATTAAGTCAATTAATGGTATTTAAAAATGGCTTTATCAAACTTACAGAAGTACCAATAACTTCAATGGGGATAAACCAGTATACGCCTGGAGGTATAAAAGGTGGTTTTGGTTTAGATTCTGAAGATGGAAATAAGTTAAAGTACTGCCCTGATGGACAAAACTGGAAAACCGTTGCAACTACTGAAGATGTTCAGCAGTCTAGTGAAGAAACACCAGCCACTATAAAGCAAAAATATGAAGAGAATGCTAAATCTTTCAATGATACTTTATTTGATAGGTTAGCTGGTGACTATTACTTAAAAAAGTCAAGTAATCAAGAAATTGATTCTGAAAAAACTTATACGGAAATACAGAAACTGTGGAAAGGCGCTGAGTTCAGGTCTAATGGAAATGATAATAATGTTTCCAAGATATTTATTGATGAAAATTCGATTGAATATACTGTGAATGTAGGGGGTGATCCTCAGTATAATAAGTTGACTCCAAATGTAAGTGGTTTACAAGATGGAGAGACAAAAGAACACAAATTACCCAATAACCCAGGAACAATTGCCTCATCATATGATAGGGTCAACCAAGTTAGGTTAATAGAAATTGATATCAATAATGACACTGTTGTAGTCGATAATAAGGATTATAACATAATGATAAACTCAACCGATGGAACAGCTCCTATAGTCGATATGACTTCAGAGCTTCCTCAATCACATGGCAGGTTGATTAATATAAGAGCAAATGCAAGGGTTGATTTCAATATACCAATAAAAGATCTAGATGGAAATACATTTTTGCCAAATGGAACTAATGGTAATACCCAATTAGATGCCACTACCGCAGAAGCGGGAATTAGTTTACAAGCTATATCAGCAAATGTTGAAGCCCAACCAAATTCTATTATTAGCTCAGCTAATAATAGATGGTTTCTGTTAAAGAATAATAACGCATAATCAATACATATATGGCTGAAGATAAAAAGAACAAACCAGGAGAACCAAGATTGCCAACTGGTAATGAACATATAAAAGATGTTATTGATGACAATTCTGAAAATGATGAGACATGATACAAAATACACAAATACCAATAGTCGTATTGGTATTCATTAAGAAAGTTTTTACTTATTCGAAAGGTGCTTTATTTTTTATATCAACACCAATAGCGTTTGGATTTACTGAGCTTTCAAAAATTATATTCAAAGGAGTCAATGAGCGCGATATTCTCTTACCGCTCTTTTTATCAGGATGTACTTTTATGCTTTATGGATTTGTTTTCATAGGTGATTTTTTAACTGGTTTAAGAGCATCAAGAATAGAAGCAAGAAGAAAAGGTAGAAAGGACTTTGTAAAATCTTCTAAGCTTTGGAGAAGTTTCTGGAAATTTTTTGGAGTTGCTGCTATTCTATTGATCATAACTGTGTTTTCATTAATGATGACAGTATTTGAAAGTGATTTTTTCTATATGACATTTCTTGTTGCTATTCCTGCTGTAATGCTAATGGTGATACTTTATGAATATCATTCTATTGGTGAAAATCATAAACGAATCTACGGATATAAACCTAAGTATTACTCATTTTTTGATAAGCTAGCAAACGCTATTGAAGATGGAATAATTAATAAGGTTTCTTCATGGTTCGGTAAAGAATCTAAACCAAAAGACATTCCTGGAGTCAGTTCAGATAAATCTGAAAAAGAAAAAAGATACTAGAAATGAGAGCTACTCAAATTAAATACATTGTTATTCACTGCACAGCTGGTTTCAAAAATGCTGAAGCTGTTCAAGATTATTTTACCAGGCCAAAATCAAAAGGCGGTCGAGGTTGGAGAACTGGAGGTTATAATCGAATAGTTGAAGAAGATGGAACCATTAAAAAAATGTATCCGTTTTCTAGGATAACAAACGGTGTTCTTGGGTATAATGCAGAATCGCTACATATAAGTTATGTAGGTGGTTTAAATTATGAAGAATTTAAAGAAGGTAATTTCATAGCTGAAGATACCAGAACCGATGCTCAAAAAATAGCAATTGAACAATGCATAATTGAAGCTATTGAATGGCTTCAGGAAAACGGCAAAGATATTTATCATGATCTAATGATCTTAGGCCATCGTGATTTTTCTAATGACAAAGATGGATCTGGAGTAATTGAAAGCTGGGAACGAATTAAAGAATGTCCATGCTTTGATGCAATTCCTGAATACAAATTCTACAATTCAAATAATGGCAAAAAAGAACTCTTGCCTACAAATCGATAGTTATGAAAATCAAAATTATTCTAAGTCTTATTATTGTTGTTTTGGTACTTTCTTGCAAAAGCTTTCAGAAAGTTTCTGAAGAAAAACAAACGACTAAAATTGATACCGTTTTTGTCGAGAAAAAAGTAAATGACACTATGATCATTAAAGAGGTTAAGGAAGTCACCAAACCTGTTTATTTTGAAACTGAAATTCCTTGTGATGAAGATCAGTCTGGCAAAGTTGGTACTGGTAACAATATTTTTGATTATAAAATAAAAGATGGAAAAGTCCAATTTGATTTTCATATAGATAGTACCAAATGTTTGACACGTGAACAATATCGATCACAATTCAAATCTGATAGCTTGAGCATCAGAAAACAATTAGAAAAAGAATACAGATCTCAAAAGAAAACTAAAGTTTATGTTTATCCTTGGTGGGTTTGGGCGCTTGGTGTTGGCTGTATTCTATTTGCAGGTTTATGGACATATCAAAAGTTTTTTATACCAAGAATATAGTGTTTGTTAGCTTGTTTATTGCAAAACTCAAAATAATAAGGCGTTTAAGTATTCAGAATTGATGCTATTTAATAATTAGCCATTTTCCTTTAATCAAAAAATTTTTTTTTAAAATAAATCTTATATTAGTTTGCGTAAAGCAAACTATTTATTTATATTTGTACTCAAGAAATAGCAAGGGTTCTTTGACATAACGATAAACAATAAAAGTTACAAAAATGGAAAAATTAATTGATCGAGTTTGGGAATACTCACAAAACAATCCTGAAGGATTTACTTTGAATCTTGAAACAATGAAAGCTGTAAAATTTGGAATTGTAGTAGCCTACAATGAAACTCAAAATAGCTTTGGCAAAGAAGCCTTAAAGACGGTTATTAGCCATTCACTAAATCATAGTAAAAAAATTGGGGGATGGTTAAATGATGAAAATGGTTTTTACTATTATGATTCAGTAAAAATCTTTAAAAATTCAGAATTAGAAAAAGCAATTGAATTTGCAAAAGAGCATAATCAATTAGCAGTTTTTGATTTGACAAACTTAAATGAAATAAAAATTAAATAGGGGAGAAAATCTCCCCGCCCTTGCTTCTTTATTGTTTAGTAAACGGAAATCTAAAAAAATGAAAGCAAAGGAAAAAAAACAATTATTGATACACTGTATAGAGCTTCACGTTCAATGTGGGTATAGTATAGAGCAGTTTATCGGAAAACCAGTTTCGTATTTTGATATGGATAAGATACAAAACAGAGTTGAGTGGCTAAAAAATGAATTTCAAATTGAAGGACTATGAATAATCTAAATAATGAACAAAAACAATCCATACTCAATTATAAAAAAGCGGGTATTGATATTGAAGTAATGGGTGAGGACAAAGTTAAAATAACACAGTCCAAGCTAGTAAACGGTTACATTTTGAATCAAAAACAATTGGTAAATCGTGCTAAAGAAATATTTCCAGAATATAAAATAGTACCAGTTGTATTTTCATTGAATGTAAATCAAGTTAATATTGAGTGGATTGAAAATAGAATGAAAGAATTTGGTATCAAAAGGAATGATCTAATCAAACAGCTAGCTATAGACAAATCAAGCTTAAGTTTAATTTTATCAGGGAAAAGAGACCTTTCAAAACCAATGCGTGCAACTTTCTTTTTCTATTTTCTAACCTATGAGTTAAACCGTGATTTTAGGAAACATCTCAACTCAAATTGAATAGATTCACAGAGAGACAAGTGTGTCCCTCTGTGAATCTTAAATCAAATGATTTATTTATCTTTTAAGTTTCATGATCCAACCTTGATCTGGCAATTCTTCATTGTGCAAGTTGACTAGAAAAATATGTTTTTCAAATTGAGAATTAGGAAACTTGTAATAAAGTTTAGCTTTACGACAGTTACATTCAATTTTGAAAAACTCCAGCTTTTTAGGCATTGGCAAGTTTTTCATCTCACATGCTTTTTCAAGTCTAACTTTGCCAATTTTTAAAAGCAATTTTTCGATTTGAGATTTATCAGTATTTTCGAAAACAATTTTGCTCATATTCTAATATCAACGTTTTTTAGCATCTCCATTTCTCTTTTCTTTCTGTTAACCAAATATACCGAATTTGTTATACCAGGTGTTGTGTGTGAAGCTAACTTGCTAGAAAGGTTAAGTTCATTGTTTTCAATTTTACTATCCATTAGGTCAAGAAATAAGTGTTTCAGGGCATAAAAGTCTTCTTGAATTCCATATTTGTCTTTGACAAGTCTTTTCCAACGTTTTGTTATTTGATAGGATTTAATTGAATTTGGTCCTGGAACAAGTCCTTTTGAAAATACATAATCGTTTTTGCTTTTAGCTTTGCTAATGACTTCTTTCCAAAATGGAACAGCTGGTTTAATAATAGCTTTCATAGTTTCAACGTATTCTTTTCCTTTCTGAATAACAATTTTGTATTCTTGGTTTCTTAGATCAACATCTTTAACCTGAAGTTTCATCAATTCAGAGCTTCTAGATCCTGAATAAAAGAAAATCATTGTGTACAAGTAAAAGGTGTAATGATCCTTTTCTAAAATATCCAATATATTTTTAAATTCTTTGATATCAAGAATTTTTCTAACCTTTTTTACTGTTTTCCTTTTCCTGATATCTCGTATTGGATTATGAAAAAGCGCGCGTTTTTCTACAAGCTCATTAAATACTATAGATAAGTAGGAGAGGTGCTTATTAAATCGATTATTAGAAATATCCATAAAATCTAGAATATCCCTAATGTGACCAGAGTGAACATCTTTAGTCATTAGTGCTGGATATAGTTTCTTAGCTACTCTATGAAATGAGTTAACTGTCGATCTGATATCCTTTTTTGTTTTATCAGTGATTGGCAGGTTGGGATATGTTGTTTCAAGAGATTCTACAATCCACATTTCACCTAACTTATCAGATGAAGCTGTTTTTGGCTTCATGTATTTTTTAGTGATAGGATTGTAAAGTTTTTCTTCAAAGAGAAGTTTGATCTGTACAAAAAGAATTTCGGCGGCTTCTTTACGTTCCTTTAAAGTTTTGAAACGATTCAATTTTTTTCTGTAAGGAAATCCTTTAGGATACTTGTCACTGTAATCTGGATCGTAGTATTTACATTCTACATACCAGTTTTTGTTCAAATCTTTTTTTGAATTTGCTGTTTTCCAATTTTTAGGATGTACCCATATTTCAGAGTATGAGCATCCATAAATTAATTTAGTTGCCAT